GCGCCAGCGGTGGCCCAGGGCCGGCTCATCAGGCCTCCAGCGGTCGTGCCAATGGGCAATCGCGGCATAGGCCTCAGGGGGCCAGCCGGCGGCATCACCCAGTTGCTGCAACGCCTTCAGCTCGGCCGCGGCCGCGTGTGTCGGCTTGATCGCCGGCTCTCCCTTAGGGGCGAGCAGCGGCACACTTGCGCTATTGTTGGACCAATTCCATCCCGATTTAGGGATGGTGGCTTCACGGGTTGCCCCCCGTGAAGCAGGTAAAATCAAGGGGGGAATCTCCTTTGATGTCCCCAGCTGCCTGCGGTCCTAGTCGCCAAACAAAGAAACGCAGACGCTGGGAGGAATAGTGAGAGGGGGCCTTTCGGGGCCCTTTCTTTTTGGTCAGTTGGTCGGCATAGAGACGCCGAGCGCCTTCAGCTCGGCTGCGGCCCTATGTGTCGGCTTGATCGCCGGCTCGCCCTTAGGGGCGAGCAGCGGCACACTTGCACTATTGTTGGACCAATTCCATCCCGATTTAGGGATGGTGGTTTCACGGGGTGCAACCCGTGAAGCAGGCAGAATCAAGGGATTTTTCCTTTGGTTGAGCCGGTTCGGAGTTCGAGCTCCTGCCGGTGATCTGTTTTCTGAAACGAGAGGGGGCCCTTCGGGGCCCTTTCTTTTTGGTCAGTTGGTCGGCATAGAGACGCCGAGCGCCTTCAGGCCAGAGCGCAAGAGATCCGAATCAGGGATGCAGGCCCCGCGCTGCTCATGGGCAAAGTGCCAGGGGCAAATCCAAAGCCGGCGCCGACTCTCACGAAGGAAGAGATCGCTGGGATCAAAGAGAACAGCGATGCTGGCCCGCACATTCGATGCCAATGCCGAGGAGTATTGGGTGGTCTGGGATCGTTCTATTGTGGTTGCAGCCAGAGATCCCCAGCTCGACGCATGAACACCCGCCCCCCAGACGTAAGCCACACCCTCGCCGTGGTGGTTGGATACCTGCGCCGAGGCCCCACGACGCGGCGGCGCTTCCTTGCGCTGATCGAATCGGCGCCCAACTATCAGCAGCTGCACCTCCAGGCCCAGGGCGAGGGCCTTTACGCTTCCCCGGCCGCGGCTGAAGAAGCAGCAGCGGCGATGGGCCTGGCGATCGAAGCAACGGCCTGAGCCGCCGCATGTTTCACCGGTTGTTGGTTTCGCCAATGCAGAACGTGGTGGCGATCCACTGCAATTTCAACGAGGCTGGCGATCAACTGAAGGTGGGGATGCTGGTGGTTGAGGCCGGCACCATCTCTTCCGACGTGCTGGTGTCACCGCCGACCGGCGGCGCGGCCTTCTATCTGGCCTTGCCTGAGGATGTTCTCAATGCAGGGCAGCGCTACGTTGGGTGGCAGATCAGTTCCCCAATCAGGCCAGCCGCATGAGCGTCAGCAGCAGAATCCTGGCCACCTTCCGCACCGATTACAAGGTGCTGGGGCCGTTCCGGTTGGCTGTCTACGGCAAATTGCTCCAGGGTGAAGCGGAGCTGCTCGAGCAACAGCAGCGTGATCAGACCGTCACCTATGGCGCCTACATCCGCCTCACTCAATCCATTGCCAGGGAGACAGGTCTGCCGATTGAGGATGTTGACCAAATCATTGCTCAGTTCCAGACCAGCAGCGACATCAACGACACCCAGGCGATCAATGAGAAGCTCAAAGCGCTTGGAGCTCTGAGCAGCGATGCCCAGGAGTTCAGCGCTTTCCTGAACAGTCAGGCGCTGCTGAGTGATCACAAGCGAACGCTGGTGACAGCGCTGCTGCTTGGTCGCGCTGAATACATGGCCGCGGAAGATGAGTCTGAGGAATGGATTCATCTCAAGCGTGGCGAGTGGGACATGGAAGACACCCGGAAATTGCCGAAACCCATGGTGGATGAGCTCCATGACTTCCTGATGGGCGAGCGAGCTGCGCAGGTGGAAGCGGGAAAGCCGCCGGAGATGAAGGCCCAGAAGAGGCCCCGAACGACCAAACTCTCACCCGCGACGAACAGCTCGCCCGCATTGACGCCTTCCTGAGCACCCCTCCTACTGATTGGGATGAGATCCAGCTGGTGCTCACCAGCGGGCTCACCCATGATCCCCGCTGGCAGGCCGATCGATTCCACCTCCAACCGGTTGACGCCGTTCTGAAGGCCTACGGCTGGGCCCTGAAAGAGAAGGCGAAGCGCACCAATGAGCTGAGCACCACCACGGCCCGGCTGGCGGTGCTGGTGGAGATGGCCGGCTTCCCAGGGTTGGGCAGCAAAGGCCGCACAGAGGAACAGTTCCTGCCGTTTGACATCCGCGACGCCGACAGCCAGCGGGCCCAGCGGCTCACGCCAGAGGTGGCCGCCACAATCCGTTCCCTGCTTCGTGATGGCCAACTGCCGCTCCGGGTGCTGGTGCTGGCAGTGGAAGAGCTCGAGCGCTCCAAACTCTGACGCCGTTGCGGCCTCAGAATGGTTTCAAGACAAGGTGAACGTTTGACCAGCAGCGGCGGGGGCGGCGGCGAATACACCCTGGGTACAGCCACCCTGACCCTTAGGGGCGACCTGAAGCCGCTTGAGGCTGACCTGGCCAAGATGCGGCGGATGATCGCCGACATGGAGCGGCGGCAGACCAACATTCCGGCGCCCAAGATCCCGCCGCCTTCCGCTGAAACCCAGAGCGGGTTTGATCGGCTGCAGGGCACGTTGGAGCAGCTCCGCAAAGGGATCACTGGCGACAGCTCAGCCTGGGACGCAATGGCGGCTCGCCTGAAAGGCGCCGGCGCTGCTGGTGCCGGCGCGGCTGGTGGAATCGGCGGTGCTGGCGCCGCGCTCGGCAGCATGGTGGGCATGGCCGGGAAGGCGATCCCGATCCTCGGCCAGCTCGGCCTGGCGGCAGCGGGCGTCAAGGTGGTGTTTGGCGCGGTTTCGACAGCGATCGGCGCCGTGATCGGCCCGCTTCAGGCGCTGACCGCTGAGACGGCGCTGTTCAACCGGCAAATGAATGAAGCTGGGGCCGTGATGGCAAACCAGTTCGCTATTTTTGCTGATGGAAAGATCGTTGAAGGCACCGCCCGCCAGATGAGAATGGTCCGTGGCACTATTCTCGACGAATACAAATACATCCAGAAGGAAGTAGCTAATATCAGCGGCTCTACAGCAGCTCAGATATACGATAGCTTCAACATCATAATGACCCACAGCAACAGCTTGGGGGATAAAGGCACCCCGCAGAACGCTTCCAAGCTTGCTACCCGCATCGCGGCAGGTATGAACACGTTTGGGATCCCGCAAAACCAGATGATGCAGGAGACAAACGCTCTGATGATGGGCAACATCGATCCCAACGCGATGCTGGCCCAGAAGTTGGAGATCACATCTTCTGATGTAAAGGAACAGCAGAAGCAGGGCAAATATTACGACTTTTTGATGGGGAAGCTTGAAACCCTCTACGAGGGCCAGAAGGAGCTGGGGGTGAGCCTTCAGAACGTGATGAGCAATTTCGAGTCCGTCAGCCAGACGATCACGGCGAAATCAGGCGTTGCGCTGGAGGCTTCTTCCGCCGCCATGCTTCAAACCGTGTTGACCACGTTCCAGAACCTGCAGTCCAGCTTTGAAATGCTGCTGTCATCGCTTGCTGAGGCGGTGGCCCCCCTGCTGGAGCTCATGGGCCCGGTGCTCTCTGTGCTGACTTCGATCGGCAGTGTCCTGGCCTCTGTTGGCGGGATGGCGCTTGATGTGATCGGCGCGGTGTCCGCGGTCGTGAAGTCTTCTCTCTTGGCGCCATTGGTGGCTGTGGCTAGGAGCATTGAGCTGATCGCCAAAGGAGCGGAACTTGCCGCAAAAATATTGTCAGATGGCTTTGATTCAATAAAGGTCGCTCTTGGCTTCTTCCCCGACGAATCAGCTGATGGCGTCAACAAGTTCTTCGACAATCTGATCGGTGGCATTGAGCAGGCCGGCGAGTCCCTGGACCGCGCCCGCCTGGATCGCTTGCAGAATCAGCTCGGCAATGGGCTGGGCAGGATCCGAACACAAGGGGAGGCGGAGGGGCTCTCTGAGTTCGCCATCAAAGAGCGCCAGGACAAGTTCCGTGACGACTTCATTGAGCGGACCGGCCTCGTTACTGATGTTGAGCTCCGCAGCCTCAAGCTCTCAAAAGAGGCCCAGGCCGATCTGGACGCCTTCAACGCTGCGCTGGGCACCGGATCAACCCGTGCCCTGAACGTGTCCAAGCAATGGGCCGAGATCAAGACCAAGGGCTACCAGAACGAGATCAAGAGCTTGGAGCAGGGCCTTGGCCTGATGACCCGGCAGAAGGCCGTTGCGGAGGCCATGGCCGCCGTTGCCGATGCCCGCCGCGCTTTCACCGCCCACGGCTTCGAGCTTGGTGTCCAGGTGTCGGCATCACCAGAAGCCAAGGCCGCGGCAGTAGCCCGCCTGAACAATCTCAAGTTTGAGCAGGAGAAGGAAGCGATCCAGGAACGGAAGGGCCTGCTGCAATCCGAGCGGGAGATGCAGCAGCGGCAGATGGCGATCCAAGAGAAGCAGCTGCTGATCCAACAGGAGCAGCTCAAAATCGCGGTGGTTGAGGCAGAGAACAGTCGAAACAAAGGCAAGGAGACGACTCAGGAGCTGCTGCGCAAGCGCGGAAACACCCGCTTTGGCACCCCCGCCTATTTCGCCGTCACTGCAGAGCTGAACGCCCAGATGGCCCGCACCACCCGGGACAACGCCATCCTCAATCACGCCAAAGAGGCCCGCCGCCTGGGCTTTGAAGCGATCAGTCAACTGGGCACCATCAACAGCCTCGAGCAACAGCGCATGGACCTGCAGCTGGAGCAGCTTGGCCTTCAGGAGCAGGGCGCCCAGTACACCCTGGAGCAACAGCGCCTGATGGTCGAGATTGCCGCCGCTGGCCAGGACATCGCCAACACCATGGCCGCGGCGAACAATGAAGCCACCGCCCGCAACAACGAGCTCAACAACGAGAAAGCAACAATCCAGGATCAGTTGGCCCTTCAGGCTGAGCAGGTGAGGCTCGACAAGGCCCGCACTGACCTGGCCATCACCCGCGGCCGCGCTGCGGTTCAGGAAGCAGAGCGGCTGCAGTCAGTCCAGCAAGCGCAGGCCAGCGCCCGGAGCGGTGGCGGCGTGGTGGCCGTGGTCGAAGCACAGATTGCGGCGGCCGCGGCTGGTGTGACGGGAATGGAAACCGCCGCCGAGGCGCAGGAACGGCTCTATGCCGCGAAGGAAGCGCAGATGGAGCGCGAGCATCGGATGCAGCAAGAACAACTGCGCATCCAGCAGCTGCGCGAGCAATCTGAGCTGCGCATTCAGCAGCTCACACTTCAAAGCCAACAGGTGGAGATCACCTTGGCGCGGGCAAAGATGACCGCCACCCTGGCCACCATCGCGTTGGCCAGGCAACAGGACGCCCTCGGTGCGGCGATCCCTGGGCAGGGCTCAGTGCCAGGCCTGGGCAGCAGCGGCGGCGGCGCCGTCTTTGGAGCCACAGACGGCGGCACCGGCCGCGTCAGCAATGCCGAGGGCTACGTCCATGGTCACTTCCAGACATCTGGCACCCTCGCCGAGCTGCTGGAGGATGTCTTGCCTGTCGTCAACCAGCTGATCGAGCAAGGGGTAGACGTGACCCTGATGGACGGCACCCCGCTGAGCCGCGGAATGTCCGACCAACAGATCAAGGGCCTGCTGCGGAAAGGGGCCGGGCAGCACGGCCACAGCGGTGATGGTCGATCGCTGGATCTTTCGGTGCCGGTGGGAACCGCTGTGCCGGTGGGTCTGTCTGACGTGCGCACCGCCAACAACACCGCTGACGGGATCAACGGGCTGCTGCCAGGGAGCGGGAAGACGTGGCTCAGCCATCTGGCGCCGGGCTCAACGGGTGGAGCCGGCGCCAGCACCGCATCAGCGACCCCCGCAGCCTCGAACATCGATCCCAAAATCCTGGCGGCGGCCGCGGCGGCTTACAAGGCTGGCTTCAGGGGTGAGGCTCTGGCCGAAATCACGGCGGTGGCTTTTGCCGAGAGCAGCTACGACCCCACCGAAACCAACATGAAGGGCGGAGATCGCAGCTATGGGCTGTGGCAAATCAACATGAAGGACGGCACGGGGCCAGAGCGCCGGCAGCGGTTTGGCCTGGCCAGCAATGAAGACCTGTTTGATCCAGACGCCAATGCTCGCGCTGCTTTTGGCCTCTGGCAGGATCGAGGCTTCCAGCCCTGGCGAAACAGCCATGGCAATGCCAACTACATGGCGGCCCTGCCTGAGGCGCGGCAGGCGGCGGCCTGGGCGGAAGGTGGTGGCACGGTCGGCGCTGCTGGGGTGGGCCCAAGCCTCGATCAACAGCAAGCTGCAGCAGAAGAGCAGGGCCAGCAACTCGACACCGCCGAAGCCCGGCTGAACGAGTTGCTGGCGCAGATAACGACGTTCTTCGAGATGCTCAACAACCGCCAGAGCCTGGGGCAAGAAAACATGACGGAGGCGCAGCTGGCCGAACGCCAGCAGTTTGACTTTGAGCAGGAGACGGATCGACTCCGCGCCCTAACGCTGGAAACCCCCACCGGCCAGTTGGCGGCCAGCAGCACGCAGGCGATCACCGACAGCATTGCCGGATCCATCAAAGGCGGCCTTCAGGCCCTGATGAGTGGCGGCGACATCAAGCAGGCGCTGCTTGGTGTGCTCAGCCAGGCCGGCCAGACGCTGATGGAGGCCACCGTCGATTCCTTGCTCAACCCCATGCTGGCGCAGCTGCAGGGGCAACTGTTCAAGACGCTGAGCGGCGTGGACATAGAAGCAGTGGCACTGCAAAACGCTGCCGGTGCTCACGTAACCGCGGCTGGTGCATTGATGAATGCAGCGGCGGCCATCGGCGCCGCTGCGGCCGGCACGGGTGCCGCTGGTGGGGTGAGTGGCATCAGCCAGGCCTTCAGCACGGTCAGCAAGCTGGCATCGCTGGCCGGCGGCCTGGGTGGCGGCATCAGTGCCGGCATTCAGAGCGCTGGGGCGGCAGCTGGCGCAGCAGCGTTTAATTCCATCGTTCCGATTGGTGTTCAACCGTTCACCGCCGGCTTTGCCGGTGGCGGTGAGGCGCGCTACGGCCTTGACTACCTTGTAGGGGAAGGAGGCCCTGAAATCGTGCGCTTCAATCGCTCCGGCGGCAAGGTCACCAGCAACCGGCAATTGAGCCAGGCGCTTGGTGTTCCCTTTCAGCGCGCCCCGGGCGGCAAGGCAGAAGTGGCAGGCGAAACCCTGGGGATGGGCACCCCTGGCGTTCCGTTCGCTCGCACCGTCAGAAACTCCGCATCACCCGCAACCCCTGGCGTTCCGTTCATCAGGCCCAGCGGGGGAGAGCGCAGCGGCGTTCCGTTCATCAGGCCCGGCGGGGGAGAGCGCAGCGACGTGGCCAGCGCCCGCCGGCTGCAGATTGGCATTGAAACCCAGGTGATCAATGGCGTCGAGTACGCCACGGTGGAGCAGGTGCGGCAGGCGGCCAATGAATCCGCCGAGGCCGGCCGAGAGTCCGCCTACACCGGCATCCAGAACAACCCCAGCGTTCGGCGCGCCCTGGGGATGTAATGGCCGTTCAGCTCTGCGCCTACATCGTGTTCGTGGATGCAAGCGGCACCCCACAGGTGGGTTATGCCTGGCAGAACTTCTGGGCTGGTCAGCTGCGCAGCTACGACGGTCGGGATCACGTCTTCATGGGATTCCGCATCAGCGATTCGGCTGGCGCCCGCGGCGGTGATCGATCACAAGGCGAGCTCAGAGTCAACCGGAATCAGCTCGCGCTCAACGTGTTGGCAGAGGCCCGGGCCAATGCCTGGAAGATCCGCGCCGATATTGTGGTGGTCGATGTTGTCGCCGGCAGCGACGTGCGGCTCCTGTCCAGGCACAACTGGCGGCTGGGGCCGATCGAGCGGCAGGCCTCCATCCGGGTGCAGCTGACCAGCCCCTTGGACGCCGTGCGTGGCGACGCCCCCCGCCGCCGGCTCAGCACTGAACTGGTTGGCCAGGTGCCAGATACCGGCTCCCTGTTTATCGCATGACGATCACAGCGCCCTGGCTTCACTACCTTGGCCTCCCTTGGCAATGGAACGCCGACCCTGATCGAGATGGCGGCACAGACTGCTTCCGCCTGGTGCTCGCCGTCCTAGCCCTCCATGACGCCCCTCGACCTGAACGGATTCACCGGCAGTGGTACGTGGCCGCCGGCCGCGGCTATTGGGATGAAGTGCTCGATGAACTGGAGCTCGGCACCTATCGGGTGAAGGGTGGCTGCAACCTGGACATAGCGCAGCTGGACGGCGGCGCCCCGATCGCCCTGGGCATTTGCGTGGCCGGTGGTTTGCTCACTTGCTCCCGGGAAGAAGGGGTGCATTGGCGGCCCATTGATCCAGCGAACGTGCTCCGCTGGTGTCGCTTCTATCCAACGCCATCACTGCAGGGCCAGCCATGAAACATCCCCTCCCGCTCCCTGGTGACGAATACCTGGCCGAGCTGCTGGGATGGACGCCAGAGCAACTGCTGCAATACCAAACCGAACGCTGGCAGGCGGCGGCACAAGCTCCCGCGCCCCTGGTGGTCTGCGAGCCGATCTCAGGAACACTGGCGGTCATCTCGTTGGTGACCACAATTCTGTCGGTCGGCTACACCCTGCTCAGCCTGCTGCTGGCTCCAAAGCAGCGGCGGCCTGGAGAGATCAGGAGCACCCAGCGGCAGGGCGACACGATCAGCGACAGCGGCCGGTACTCTCCACGCCCTGGCTTTGATTCAACCCAGGAGGTCGCCAGGCTCGGCACTGTGATTCCCGTCACGTTCGCCCGCCGCGAGTTCCTTCCCGCGCTGAATGGACGCCCTGAAGGCTTCTACGGGGGCATTCGGATCAATGCGGGCCTGGTCTGGTCCCAGATGTTCAGCCTCGGCGGCTCTCAGTTGTTCCGTGGCGTCTACGTGCTGGGGGAGGCGCCGATCGCCAGCGTTGACCCGCAAGGATTTGCGCTCGGCAACAACCCGCTGCGCTCCTACGACCTGGGCACGGACGGGGCCAACGAGGCCGCGGCGCGCCTGACGATCTACAGCCGGCCGGGTGGAGGCCGCATCCTTGGCACCGATCGAGTGGCGGGCCGGCTGGCCTCTGCTGATCTAGGCAATGTAGAGAATGCCGGCGGTGCGGACGTGTTTCAGCTGGGCAGCCTCGGCAATGCCATATTGCCGGATGCCTGCGCAACAGGCCGGCCCAGCACGTCCACCTCCTTCGGCCTTTACGCCACCGTGGCCAACGGCCTTGGCTATCGGGTGAACCCCCAGCTCCGGCCCACGCGAGTGATGACGGCCAAGCCCTCTGGGAATGACGGAGATCAACGGCTTGATCCAACTGACGACGTGGTGGCCCTGGGCGCGCTCTGGAAAGCTCGGAGCATGTGGAGCGGCCGCAGCGGCATCACCACCACCAGTAGAGGCTGGGTGAGCAATTCCGCCACCCTGGAGATCGGCGACAGCTTCCTTTATCTCCTGTCGAACACCACCGACGCAAAAACCCAGTTCCAATTCGACGGCTCCCAGACAGACAGCGACCAGAAGCATCGCGAGACATTTTCGGACGTGGCTGTGGCAATCAGCAGCCGCCAGCGTTCAGCAGATGACGCCCTGCTTATTGGCGACATCTACAAGGCCGGCAGCTGCCTGGCGGTGCTGGAAACTCGCACTCCTAGCGCCGATGTTTTTGTGAGCGACGCCGACAACGAGCCGGTAGGAGGTGGCCAGCAGATGGTTTGCCTGTTCCGGGTCATTCGCGGCGGAATCGTCAACGAGACAACGGACAACGAAATCAATCCATCAACCAGTGGAGGCAGAACAGAGCCGCGGGTGGCGGATGAAAGTGATAATTGGGATTGGGCCAGCATTGATCCAGGGCCCCGCTACCCGACCGGCACCAGCCGGGGCCATTTGCATCGCTGCGCCATAGCTGACTTCACCCTGGCTCGCCCTGCCCAGGTGATTGAGATTGGCTTCCGCAGCACCGTAGGGATTCGCGGCCAGGGCTTCGCCAACGTTCGCCAGATCCCCAGCCTGCGCGAGATCAACAAAAAGGCGGGCGGTGAGCGAGAGGGGGAAATCCTGGAATCAGGCGACAAGCTTGAAATCTCATCGTTCCAGACCGGCACCCGTTCGTTCAGTGAGGAACGATATTCGTTCTTTCGTGTTTCGTATCGGGCAGAGGCCGGGGCGACCTTCACTGAATTGCCCACGATCTACGGGGTGCGCGGCCTCACCCAGCAGCCTCAGTACAACTATATGCGGCTGCAGATGCCCAGCGCGGCCCGTTGGCAATACCGCATTGAACCGCTCAGTGGCTGGGAGATCCGATCAGGGGCACAGGCTGGGAGCATGGCGGTTCTGGACGCCCGGCGCAGCGTAATCGAATCTGTGCAGAGCTTTACTGATGGCGCGGTTGCTGTCACCTACACCGGGGAGGCACCGTTTACCCGTTCTGTCGAGCGCTTTTCCCTCGACTCCATTGAGCCCAACGAACGGAGCTCGCTGGTCGGCTTGGCAACGCAGACCAACAACGATCGCGGGAGGCCTGGGACATATACCAATGCCGTCATCCTGCAGGACGGGGAGGCAACCAACTCGCGAGCCACGGTGGTGGTGCCCACTGATGGCAACTTTGATGATTTGGCAATCACGATCACGGAGGCAGGCAACGACTACAACGGCGATGACGCCCTGACCTTGATCAACGGGGACAGCGGGAGCAGCAGTGTGCTCAGCACCCGCTCATTTCAGCTGGCGCCAACCAGCATCGCCTTCGGATTTGGTGTGCTGAGTGTCCCAGAAAACACGGTTAGACCGCGGACAGGAAGCCGGGTCAGCTTTTCGGGCACTCTCCCCGCCGAGCTTGAAACGGGCCGCACCTACTGGGTGGGCGCGTTGCTGAGTGGCAATGGGTTCGTTGTCTCAGCGACAGATGGCGGCTCTTTGGTCCTGGTCGGCCTGGGCGGAAGCAGCAGCGCAATGACCTGCACCCAATGGGTGGATGCGTTCACGCTGACCGCCGCTTCGGCCGGCCCTTTCACGGTGGTGGGAGGCCCGGCCGTTCCCGCGGTTGACACCCCAATCGAGTTCGACTCGACCGGCACCCTTCCTTCCCCTCTCGTTGCTGATACCGAATACTTTGTTCACAGCGTTGGCGCTACAACGTTTCTCGTTTCCGCCACCGTTGGCGGTTCATCCATCAGCCTCTCGACGGCCGGCACGGGCGTGATCACCGGCCGGATCAGCAACGCCACGAACTGGGTTGGCGCTCCGCTGCTGGGCAAAACGGACATTGGCATTGGCTGGAGCGATGAAGACGCCCTCACCGATAAGTGGGCGAAGGTGGCGGAGGTGTTTGTCTACGACGAAATCCAGACCAGCGCATCCGTGGGCCCGGAGCATGAAATCGCCTATGTGAACGTCATCCAGACCAACGCCGTCGCCCCGAGCTACCGCAACCTGGCCGGGCTGGGCCTCTCCATCCGCAGCTCCCTCGAGTTCAGCTCTGTTGGCCAGTTCTCTGCGCAGCTGCTCGGCGGGCACAGCGCTGAGCGCTACCTCGAAGAAACAGCTGGGCCCAGCCATCTGCTGCCAGATGCGTTTCGCACTCTTGCGTTAAGCCCTGATTTTGGCGGCGGCCTGGAGGTTGCCCCTGATCAGATCAACGAGCCCAGCTCTGTGGTGGCCGCTCAATGGTGCTTCGATCGCCGCTACTTCTTCGATGGCACCCTGGGCACCCCAGAGAACCTGAGAGGGTGGGCAGCTGAGCAGGCCCCGTTGCATCTGCTCGCCTTCTATGAGCTCAATGGCCAGTTCTATTGGAAGCCAGCGATCACCTGGGACCCGGTGCCAATCGTTGACCTGTTCACGGCGGCGAACATCAAGCCCGGCAGCTTCAAATCAACAACCAGCGACGACGACCAGCGCCGCCCGATCCAGGTTTCAGGCGCCTACCGCGATGAACGGGCCAACGATGACATCCAGGCGCCGGGCATGTTTGCCACAGCGCGAGAGATCACGATCCGGGAGGCCTCCGGCAGCGACAGCGACCCGATCGAGCCGCTCGACATCACCGACAGCTGCACCAACCGGTGGCACCTGCTCGACGCAATGAAGTTCTTGATCCGCTGGCGCCGGCTGGTGGGTGATCCGATCAGCTTCGAGACAAATTACTCTGGCCTGCTCCGCCCTATCAGCCCAGAAGACCATATCGCCGTGGCTTACGACGAAGTGCTCGATGAGCTCTATTCCAACGGCGCCGTGTTGGCAGATGGAACGCTGATCGCCACCGAACCACTGGCGGATGGATCCTACGAAGTGCTGGCATGGGACGGGATCACGCTGCCAGGCCCCACGATCCAAACCCTCACCGTTACCGACCAAGGGAAGACCGGCTCACCGGTGGGCATCAACTGGACCCGCACCGCGCCGCCCCAGGTGCGAACCTACCGGGTAATGCGGGTGTCTCCCACGGATGACGGCCGCCTGCGGATCGAGGCCCTGCTGATGCCCACCGATGATGAAGGGCGCCTGCTGATCTCCCTAGATTGGGACGATGAAGATGCCTGGGTGATTCGAGGCTGATGGCGATCGATTTCCCTGCTGTCGAACCCACCCGCTTTGGGTTCCTGATGCCTCGCCATCCGGTCACCAGCAGCGGAAGCGAGAACGGCATTCAGGATCAACGGCTCTGGGCCAGTGTGGCGAGCGGCGCCCAGCTCGATCTTGAGTTTGGGAACATCAGAACAGCAACGGCTCAGCTGATCCTGGCCACCTTCAACAGCAGCCTGTCTGGCGTGTTGCCGCTCACCTTGCCGGCGATCCTGTTTGCTGGCATCGGTCCAGAAGAGGTGACCTTCATTGAAAGCCTGACCACGGCCGCCGGGCAGAGCTGGTATTGGCCTGTCGGCCAGGGAGCTCCTACCCCGAAGATGTCCCTCACCTACCGCCGCCGCTGCTCATTGGCCGTGATGCTGGAGGCCAGGCTGCAGAACAGCCCGTAAGGCTTCACCGGGGCCCTAGCTTGCTCTTAGCAGGGTGACAGGGCTACGGATGGGCGTTCGCAATACCACCAAGTCCGATGTCTATTACAACGGGCAGCTGGTCGGGAAGCTCACCGATGCGTCTGTAAGCGTCAGCCGGGACAACCTCCCCACCACTGGAGTGGGTCAGCAGGCGGCCACCTCCGCCAAGGGCCTGCGCGAAAGCCAGGTCAGTTGCACCTTCATCTACGACCCGGACAACAGCGCAGGGGTGGCCCTGGCTAACTCCATCTGGAACGATGATGAGGAGGTAGAGACGCTCCGAATCGTCACGCAGCGCGGCAACACTCGCGCCGACTTCACCATGGAGGTGATCAGCGTCAGCCTCGGCACACCGGTGCGAGTGCGCGAGCTCATCAACTGCTCCATGCAGCTCGCTGTTCAAGGTGATTTGAGCGGGAGGTTCTGATCGGTGGCCATTGACGGCGAGATTGGCACCGTCCAGTTCTCTCGGACCTGGCCCGAGCCGGTCCTAATCACTGATGAAGCCATCACCGCACCCGGCGCCATCGTGCGCCTGAGGATGGACGCGGAAGGCTTCTGGAACGGCGATCACGTCCTGCTTTCTTCACCCCTCGGCCTCCCGTTCGATGTCTCCGGCACTGGGTATGCCAACACCCCGGATGGCCACACCTTCTGGGGCACCGCAGGGGGCCCCGCTGGGCCCGCCACCCTGCACCGGACAGATGACACCGGCCCATTCTGGAGCGATGACGACGCCGATCCCTTCTGGGAGGATGCCAGCACCACCGGCCTGACCACCCAGCTGGGCGCCTACATCCATCGCAATGACCTGGAGCAGGCCACCTTCTACAGCCTGGAGGCGCCCGCCGTGAACGGCGAGGCCCTGGGTCGAATCCCGCTGTTCCCTGTCGGCTTTGATGCCATGGTGATCAGCGTGTTTGCCACTGCACCCGGTTACCAGAGCGATCTACTGCAGGCCGCGGCATCCGTAGAGCGCCCTGAGTGGAGAGAGTCACTGCTCAGCGACCTGATTGCCTTGCCGGCCTCTGTCAAAGAAGCTGCGGCAGAAGCCGACACCCGCGGGTGGAAGGTGATGGCGGATCTGAGCGGTTGGGATCTGGAAACGGATTGCGGGGCCCTGGATCAAGCGGCGATCGGCGAAGCGTTTGGATCGGTGGCCGTCAGCCAATTAAGCGGTGCCGGGAGCTTCATGGGCGAGGTGTCCAACACCTACGCCCCTGGCATCACAGTGGCCGCCAAGATGCTGCACCTGCAGCTCCTGACCCAGCAGGGCGCATCGGCCACCGTGCGCTTCCTGGTGGCCGATGGCGGCCGCGGACACAGCAATGGCGTCTGCTTCATCAAGGAAGAGTGCTTATTTTATGAAATGGACGTGCTGCTGACGAATGTTCGCCTGAGCACTCAGACAGGAGACACCAAAAAGGTGCGCGGACAATTTGCCAGCATTGGTGGAATCCGCTTTGTTGTCGCTGATCGGAGCCATCCTTTGGCGATAGCGAGCTTGGCCTAGCCTGAAGTCAACAGCAACAGGTCATGGCCCGGATCAGTCTGGCGAACGCCGCATCGGGGATTCTCAACGCTTTTGGCCCCAGCGGTCAGGCCAGGGCAAAACCCCAACTTGCAGCGATGGCGGATCTGCTGCGCCAGCTCGTTGGAGATGCGAACGTCGCGCCGGGTTCAGGGGAATCGATAGACCCGTTGCAGGCCCCCTTCACCCTTTACGTCAACCCGTTCATCGGAAGTGATCAGTTTGTAGCTGGCTATTACAACAGCTTCGAGACTACGGGCACTGATCAGCAGATCATTGACCAGAAGCTGAAGAGGATCAGCAACCAGCAGATGACCTGCGGCTACAGCGCGCACCGGCCATTCCGCACCATCAACCGAGCGCTGCTGGAAGCTGTCATTATCACCTCCAGGAGTTACTACACGTTCGCATCGGCTGCCGCGCAGGTTGATTGCGTTCGTGTGTGCCTGTCTGATGCACAGCACCTTTATTACACAGAACCGCCAACTGGTACGCCCACGGTTTGGACTGATGGCTACACGCCTACGAAAGCCGATCTGATCAATTTCAACCCAGCTGGTGGGGGCGTTATCGCACCTCGATACACGTCAATTTCAGGCAACGACTACCGCAAGTGTGTCATCCGACCCTCCTGGACGCCGCCGGCTGCTGACCTGGCTGCCGATTACTCCAATGCTGTGGCATTGCTGCAGGTTACCACCAGCGCCTACTTCCGTGAGATCACGTTCCAGGACAAACTGGGGCAGAACGAATCCGATCACCTTGCTTATTGCTCTGGCCCGGCAAGCGCCGCCGCCCTAGATGCCCTCTACGCCAAGGCCCTAGCAGCGTTCGGCACCGTGGCCGATCTGAACCCGGCGCTGGTGGTAACCCGCCCAACCGAATACGAAACCGTGGGACCATTCCCCGGCAACCCACAGCTGTCATGGGACACTGTTGTGGGGGCAAGTCCTTATATCTTGAACTGCGCCAATCGCTCTCAGTGGGGCCGTGGCGGAGTGCTTTGGGATGGCGCCAAGTTGGGTGGCCTGAAATCGTTTGTCACCGCTCAGTTCACCAATACGAGCGAACAGAACGACGTCAATTCCTGGGAGGTTTATAACGGCAGCAACTGGGTAACTCCAGCGGATTACGACGCCCTGATTGCGGCTGATCCCAATGATACCCGCGCCAAGTTTGCTCGTAGTTCCCGGCACATAACCTGCATCAATGATGGCTTTGTTCAGGAAGTCAGCATCTTCGCTATTGGCACCAACTACCACAACCTTGTTGATACTGGCGGGGAGATCACCAGCTCTAACGGAAACAACACGTTTGGTGGTTGTGGGGCGTTGGCAACTGGCTATAAGTCTGCCGCCTTCCCGCAAGATAAGAACTGGGACACAAGTGCAGTATCAGTACCGCTGACGCCTTCAGTCAAGACCAACAACATCCGCCGGATCTTTATCGGGACTGTTTCGGAGGTTTATACTGACGATGGCGGTCTGATACTGGAGGGGCCGGCTGATATTACATCACTTGAGGCGTCAGGCTATAGCCTCGCCCCTGGCACTCAAATATGGTGCGAAACCCCTGCGGATCTCACTGATCCAGTCAGGGCTACGCTGAATGGATCGCCGTTCAACCCGGCTTTCCCTGACACCATCGGCTTTGTTACAGGCGGTGGCAACAACTTCCCAGCCGATGGCGTGGGCATGGTTGGGCGACGTGTCTATGTGCGCCGCCTGGTAGACATCAGGGCCACAAGCGAACGCCGCGCTGAATTGGTACTAGGCAATACTGCCAACAGCCGCATCCCTGAAACCAATTTTGTCCTGCAAACTGACCCGTCCAGGACGGGAGCAGGGGCACTGTTTAATGCCACAACTGAAGTTCTGACTTGCTACAGCTCAAGCAAGACATTCCTTTCGGGGATTGACCTAGCCGTCCGCGTTGTTGTCCAGCAGGGCTCTTACGCCGCCAACTACGCCAACGGCGGATATTACAGGGCTGGGCAGATAGTCTCCTACGCCAACAAAAAGTGGATGGCCCTGCTGGATGGCTACTCCGTAGGCACTCCACCGCCAGAAGACCGGTGGGGGCAAACGCATGTCCACACGCAATCAGGCTTCATCCCCGAGGGCATTGCTGGCGCCGAGGGTTTTCCGATCGTATTCGACACCGACACCGACACAGCAGTTATCAGCACCACTTTGGGAATCAATTGGGGAACGATTTTCACTAGCTCCGGCTCTGTCCGTGATCAATACCGCTCCGGCCCTGACTATCTCGGCCTCCATGCCTTCCTGCGGGCGCTGGGCTTCAGCGATGCCAACGCCCACACCGCGCTCCTGCCCCGCGTGGAGGCTGATCGGCAGCTTGATCCGACCTCGGCCACCGACTTTCCCACGGCCCCATCTGGAGGGGCTGCTACAGGCCGCGCCAATTGGCCGCTGGAGTTCCGCCGCCCGAGCACATTGCGTCTCAGCAACCATACCTGGGAGTGGTCTGGATGGGGAAATTATAGCAAAGCCTTGCCTATTGCGCAGAAGCCGCTATCAGCGCAAAACAGGTTTTCTTACTACTTCACCAACACCGCAGGGGGCCGTGTAGTACCCGCCGGAGAAAATGAAGATGGTTACAGGGTATCCCCCCGAGGACTGGAGAACATTCAGACTGGGGCGATCCTTGCGGTTAATGACATTCAAGGTGGGCCGCTGGATGCTCCGCTTGCATTTGACCCGAATCCAACATTTGGCAATTTAACCGTCACAAATAGCCTTGACATCAGGGGGGCCACTTTCCTGACTGATGATGGCCCATACCTACCTGTTATTGGTGATGCGACCGCTGAAGTGAGGCTGCGCAGGCTAGGGATAAACGCAGATGATGACCCCGATTTTGATCTGTTCCTGAATGGCTCCGCCAGGGGCAATGTTGTTGACCTCGGAAGTGGTACTGCAATCAACTGCCAACTGGGTAACTATTTCACCCGAGCCATGGCTGGCAACCTGACCTTTACGTTTGTCAATCCACCAGCTGTTGGTCGATTCTCTTTTAGCCTCCATATTGTCTATACAAGCGGTACTCTCACGTTCCCTGCGAGCTTGCGCCACGTATTCGACATCTTGCCAGACCTAATAGCAGGTCAAACCTACTTGTTCGTTATCAGCACCATTGACGGCGGCACCCGCTGGCTTTGTGACACCCGTAACTGGCCGACAGCATGAATGACAACATTATTGATCAGCACAAAGGAATTGGCTTGCCGAGAACAAGCAGCTTGATTCTGGACATTGACACTGAAGCGGTAACACCAGGTAATCTGGATTTCACGCTGTCAATGGCAGCCAAAGTTGATTTCACCGACAACTACACAGTTCGCGTAATTACCGCGCCTGCGTCAGACTATGCCGTGGATTGGGGGGATGGAAACGAAACAATACAATCAAGCTCTTCAGCCTTGCTTCATACATACGCTACTGCAGGAGAGTACCAAATAACAATCTATGGGCTGCTGGGAGGAGGTATCCATCCTTGGTTTGATGAAGGCGCTAGCGCAAATCTAATTACTGGAGTAGGTGCTACAGATAATGCGCGGTTTGCCAATATATTTACGGCTTTCAGGGAGTGCTCAAACCTCGCATCAGTAAGTTCCAGCTTTGAACTTGGAGGCGCAACTGTCCTTGCCTCTACTTGGGCATCTTGTGCTAACTTAACATCTTTCCCTTTAATTGATTTCAGTCAAGTTACTGTACTGGCTAGTGGCTGGCCTGGGGTTGTTAACTGGCGTAGTAATAACACTTTAGGTGTATGGGAAAACTGCACAGGGCTTACCAGCTTCCCGCTCATCAATACCAGTAATGTCACTGTCTTTAGCCAAACCTGGCGGGACTGCAATAGCCTTAATTCGTTCCCGTTGATTGACACAAGTAAAGGGACTGACTTTTACTTTACCTGGGCTCGCTGCACTAGCCTTACTTCATTCGCGTTGATTGACACAAGTAAAGGGACTAACTTTCAGGCGGCCTGGCGGGAATGCAATAGCCTTAATTCGTTCCCGTTGATTAACACAAGTGAAGGGACTAACTTTCGCTTAACCTGGAGTAGCTGCAATAGCCTTAATTCATTCCCGTTGATTAATACGAGCAATGGCACTAACTTTAACCAAGCCTGGCGGGACTGCAATAGCCTTACTTCGTTCCCGTTGATTGACACAAGTAAAGGGACTGACTTTAGCTATGCCTGGCGGTACTGCTATAGCCTTACTTCATTCCCGTTGATTGACACAAGTAATGGCATTAACTTTAGCGACGCTTGGAATAACTGCAATAGCCTTAGTTCATTCCCGTTGATTGATACAAGTAAAGGGACTAACTTTAACTCAACCTGGCGGGACTGCAATAGCCTTACTTCGTTCCCGTTGATTGACACAAGTAAAGGGACTGACTTTAGCTATGCCTGGCGGTACTGCTATAGCCTTACTTCATTCCCGTTGATTGACACAAGTAATGGCATTAACTTTAGCGGCGCTTGGAATAACTGCAATAGCCTTAATTCGTTCCCGTTGATTGACACAAGTAATGGCACTAACTTTGCCTCAACCTGGTGGTACTGCACTAGCCTTAGTTCATTCCCGTTGATTGATACAAGTAAAGGGACTAACTTTGACTCAACCTGGCGGGACTGCAATAGCCTTAATTCATTCCCGTTGATTGACACAAGTAATGGCACTAACTTTGCCTCAACCTGGCTGAACTGCACTAGCCTTAATTCATTCCCGTTGATTAATACGAGCAATGGCACTAACTTTGGCGAAACCTGGCGGGACTGCAATAGCCTTAATTCATTCCCGTTGATTGACACAAGTAATGGCACTAACTTTGCCTTAACCTGGTATAACTGCACTAGCCTTAATTCATTCCCGTTGATTAATACGAGCAATGGCACTAACTTTGGCGAAACCTGGCGGAACTGCACTAGCCTTAATTCGTTCCCGTTGATTGACACAAGTAATGGCACTAACTTTGCCTTAACCTGGAATAACTGCACTAGCCTTACTTCATTCCCGTTGATTAATACGAGTAAAGGCATTAACTTTAACTCAACCTGGCGGGACTGCACTAGCCTTAGTTCATTCCCGTTGATTGATACAAGCAATGGCACTTACTTTAACGAAACCTGGTGGAACTGCACTAGCCTTAGTTCATTCCCGTTGATTAATACGAGCAATGGCACTAACTTTGACTCAACCTGGCGGAACTGCAATAGCCTTAATTCATTCCCGTTGATTAATACGAGCAATGGCACTAACTTTCGCTTAGCCTGGCTGAACTGCACTAGCCTTAATTCATTCCCGTTGATTAATACGAGCAATGCGACCAACTTTACCTCAACCTGGCTGAACTGCACTAGCCTTAATTCATTCCCGTTGATTGATACAAGTAATGTCACTGACTTTCCCAGAGCCTGGAAAAACTGCAATAGCCTTAATTCATTCCCGTTGATTAATACGAGTAATGCGACCACGTTCGTAAGCGCATGGAGCGAATGCACGGCTTTAGCAGACTTCCCAGCTGGTGTATTCAACGGCTGTCCCTGTACGGATTTCACGATGGCCTTCAACGACTGTGCCCTGACTGCCACCTCTGTCAACAATATCCTTATATCTATTGAGTCAAACGGCACGTCAAATGGAACGCTTGAACTAAGTAATGTCTTGTCATTGGGCACCAACGCCGCTCCAACAGGCGCTGGCATCACCGCCAGAAACGCCCTGATCTCTCGCGGCTGGACCGTGAACGTCAACCCCTAGCCCCCTCCCATGAGCTACGTCCTCGCCATTCCGTCTACCACCCCTGTCCTTGCCACCCGCGCCGCGCTCCAGGCTGCCTACCCGTCCAGCATCTTCCCCGCAAGCTTTGCCGGCCTGGAGGATTTCCACGTCTACTCAGTCACCCCATCCCTCGAGCCCGAATACGACCCCACCACGCACAAGCTCATCCTTCAACCCTTCACCGGCTCCGGCAGCTCCTGGACGCAAGCCTGGACAATCGAGCCTCTATCAGCGGCTGAGCTGGCTGCCCTCAACCCGCCCCAGTGGCAGGAGTTCGCCGCCGCTGTTGTGATGGATCCAGCGATCAACAGCATGTTGACTGCTGTCGCCGCCGCCGGATTCCCCGCGCTGGCTGGAGGCCTGCAGGTCGGCATGGGCCAGGCCGCCGAGGGCAAGCCTCAAACGTTTGTGACCATGTGGGCCGGAGTCACCCCGATGCTCACCGAAGGCCTTGCCGCGCACCTTGCAGCGATGGCCACCACCTACCACCTGCCAGCGGCGTTTGTTGCAAACTTGAATCCAGCGTAGACTTTCCGCATCATCGCTTTGCGACAATGCGCTCCCGCTTCATCCTGGCAACGGCACTTACCACGGCCGCCGTGGTCCTGATCCCCACTGCCGCCCTGGCCCAGGCTGTCACCCCTGGCAGCGTTGTCGCGTACATCACCATGATTGGGAGCATCTGGTTTGCGATTGACAAGGTGATTGACTTGCTCCCGCTCCCCGAGAACACCCTGATTCAGTTCATCCGGGACACCCTTAACGCTTTTTTCGCCCAGCAAAAACAGAACCGGTAGATCCGTTCCGGGATTTCAAGTGGCAGGGCGACCCGGAGCCCGGCGCTGCGCAGGTCCCTGGCGGGAAGATGCTTTTGACGTTTGAGCTCGGCGGGCCCACGCCAGCAGAACAGAACGCTCGCATCCTGAACGAGCTGCTGACAGAGCATCGCGTCAGCAAAGCAATCAGCGATTTTGAGGAAGCCCAACCAGAAGAGGAAGCCCCCGCCCCGATCTTCACTGAAGAGCCGATCGATCCAAACCTACAGACCGGAGATAGCCGGCTGCTCGGCGGCGCGATGGAGATCAAGGCGCCTCACCAGCGCTCATAGATGGCCGCGGCGATCGGCTGTGGCACCATCGCCTTAAACTGAGCTCAAGCAGCCGCAGAGGGCGGGATGGGCTAAATGTTTGTCCTGGATGATCTCTTGGCAATTGGCGCGACTGCAAGCGCCGTTACCGTGTGGCTAAAAAGAAATGACTGGGTGATGCCAATTCTTTCCAGAGCACAGCGCAAGGTTTCGCGGCTTATGCCAGGGGCCGGAAGGGATCAAATACTGGCCGAGATACTGTATGAGCTGAAGCCAAACGGCGGCTATTCACTGAAAGACACAGTGAATCGAATTGAGCAAAACCAAAAAGAACTGCGCCTAAAAGCTCAAATAGTGGCAGTAGCTCAGTCACTGCAGCAGAACATGCTGAACATCGCGGTGGCTCGCTTTGATGATGACGGCCTGCTGGTTGAGGCAAACCAGCCATGCCTACACCTGCTTGGCCTAACACATCGTGAAGCATTAGGCAGTGGATGGAAGAACGCAATAGCAGAAGACGCAAGAGGATCGATAGCAACAGAGTGGTGTTGTTCTATCGATGATCGCCGCGACGTGCGGATGGACGCTTGCATTTTTAACCGCACCACCCGAGAGAAAAGCTTAGTTTCTATAGAAGCCAATCGACTAGAGGTAGATGATCGAGTGTTTGGCTGGCTTGCATGGATGAGGCCGGTTCCGATGTCACGTTCAGAAGCTGCCGAAGCAGAAGCCGCCTGACCGCCAGCCATGAATCCTCCCTGTTGCCAGGTCATCATTCAGCAGTAACGTCGAGGGGTGCGCGTAAAAGCCAGTGAAGCCTTCCCTTTTTCAGTACGCCCAGGCCACCAAGCGCGACCTGCCCCGCCACCAAGAGTTTTGGCAAGCTGTGGAGGACATGCTGAGCGATGAGCAGCGCCAGGCCCTCTCAGATGGCGGCGCTGTGCGCGCTGCGCTCTGGCTTGCCCCTGAACAACCCCCGGCCCCCCCGGAGCCGGCTGGCTTCAACTGGAATCGCGCCAGGCAGGCCTGCTGGGACCTGATGCAGGTGATCTACGCCCATGAAGGCGGAACCGTTGATCCCTATGAAGCCTTCAACCGTGGAGTGGCCGGCGACAGCCTCCGCCAGCGGTGGCCCGGCGGTGGCCTCCAGGTGCTCAGCATCGGTGAAATCATTAACCTCCAGCAATCTGAGAAGATCTTTGCCGTTGGCGCCCTCCAGGTGATCCCTTCCACCTTGCTGGAGCTCCTTCCTGATTCAGGCCTGACCCATGAGGATCGCTTTGATGCCGCCAGCCAGGACCGCCTCACCCTCACAATCCTGCTGAAAGGCCGGAAGCGGCCGGCCCTGACCCGCTACCTGATGGGGGGCCACGATCAAAACGCTGCACTGGATGATCTGGCCTACGAATGGGCCAGCCTGCCCAATCACACCGGCCGCGGCTGGTACGACGGTGATGAAGGAGGCAACCGCGCCAATGGCGAGCTCTCTGAGATCAAAGAGGCCCTGATCAAGGCCCGCATGAACTGGGCCATCCTGCGGCGATAAGGGCTCAGTACGGCCACCGAGCAGCAGGCCAGGCCCCGGCGCCAGGCACAAACCCACCCTGCCGCCGGTCCAGGTGAATGAAGCCCCTCCGGCGGCCGTCACCCAGCCCCCCGGTCCAGCGGCGACTGATCCAGTTGTAGAACGAATCGAGGCTTGCCCCGATCGGGTACAGGTCAACAGCCAACCCGCTGACGTGGTAGCTGCCCCACACACCACCCACCTGCCGGTTGATTGGTTCCGGCCGATAGAACGATGTCACCCCCAGCGGCCGCCTCCAGGCGGTGCGCACCTTCTGGTATTCGGCCGCTGTCGCCAGGATCCGGCGAATGTCGGCGCTGTTGGCCGGTGGCCGGCGGCGGTGATCAAACTGCAGCACCTCGCCCACCGTCAGGTTCGGGGTGACCAGACAGCTGAAATCACTCCAATCAATTGGGCCGGCCGCCGGGCGGGTTGCCGCCTGCAGCCGCCTGAAGTGGGGTGAGTAGACAATCCAGGAGCCAGCACCGCTGGCCAGCTCCACCCGTTCGCTGGCGTGTTCCGGGATCTCCGTTGTCTCCACGACGCCATAGGTCTGGCCGCGGCGAACAGCAACTTTCTGATCCGCTGGCAGGCTGCTGGCCTGCTCGGTGCTCTTCTTTAGCCAGGTGTCTTCGACGGCTTGGAGGGTGAAGAAGAGCGGCCGCGGCTTTGCTTCCGCAGCCTTTGAGGCATCAACCGCGGGGCTTGATTCAGCCGGCTGCTGGGGCGCCATCGCCAGGGTTTTCTGCGGTTTGATCGCCATCTGCCGGGTTTTGCGCTGCTTTGGCTTCATTCTGAAGCCGTAACGCCTCCATGGCTTCCTTTTCGTTGGGCATCGGCCGGTTCAGGCCCGTGAAGGTTCCATGAAGGGTGTGGGTCGGTTGATCCCGGCCGGCGGCCTCATAGAGCATCCGCATCTTGATGATCCGGTTTGACATCGCCACGTGATCGGTGGCCCCAGGGCTGCGGGGGGCAGTGCGCAGCGTCTTGAGGTGCTGCTCGAGGGTTTGCTTCAACTTGGGCATTTCCATTGATCGGCGAGAAGGCAGGGCATCCATCGGCGCGGATGACCCGGCCGCTTGCCTCTGGGATGCCTAGGGAACAGATTCTGCCTGAAGCGCTCTTGTCCCTGGTTCCCACCCCGGTCCAGTGGCAGCAGTCCCTACAGGTTGAGCAGAACGCGCTGGTTTTCCTGATCTCCATCCGCGGCAGCTCCGGGCAGATCGAGCGGTTACAGGCCCCCGAGGCAATCCGGTAGACCAGCAACGCCGACACCTGCAGATCCTCGGCCAGCTGCTCCCGCACCTGGCAGGAGGGCAGGCCCGGGGCGGTGAGGATGGTCCGCACCAGTGCCTCCCTCTCGGCTGATGGCGCGATCATGGCAACGGCCGGGTGTACCGGTAGCCCCACCATTGCTGGCTGATAACGCTGCCATCCTTCGCCAGGTTTGTCTCACGGCAGGCGATCGGCCATCCGAACTTGTCGTAATAGATGACGGCTTTCTCTTCGATTCCCCCCGGCCGGTAGAGGTGGCGGCGCTTGCACCAGCCTGAGCAGGGCATCCCATCAAACGGCACAGGCTCTGGAAGGGTGGTGTGCTCATTGACCACCTGGTGCCCCTGGTCATCAATGATGATCTGCAGAGCTCCCGGCGGAAATCTCCGGCCTTCTGGCGGAACGATCAGGCCGGGCGCCGGCATCCTCAAAATGAACCCCCCGCCTGGATCATCCCCCTCGACGGTGAGGAACTGAAGCAGGTGATGCCGGCTGGCAATTTTCCCGATCGGCCGGCGCACAAAGGCCGCGGCCGCGTTATGGACCTGGCGGCGGCTCTGGCCTTCCTCGCCGTGCATCTCCCAAGGCGTTGCGTAGATCCAATCGAGGCCTTTTTCTGGTGGTCCTGCGGCGACGCTGGCGCTGCTGAGGCAGGCCAGCTGGCTCAGCAGCCTGTGATCCTTCGCCAACATGTTGATGTTGCTCTGGCCCAAGGCCTCCACAATCGGTGAGTCCACGGTTTCGGCGAAAGAGAATGAGGTCCGAGAGGAGCTGTAGCCAGTTTGGGTTTGCATCGTAGAGATGGGTTTCGGTGAACGAGATCAAGGCCCAACCCGAAAGCTGAGCAAGGGCGGATTTTGTGCAATCGCGGGTTATCCCATTGCCAGTGGAGTGACCGCCGGGCCTCCAGATGCCGCCTTGTATTTCAAGCGCCACCGCAGCATCAGGCCAGGCGAAATCAGCACGGAACGGCGGTGGCCGGCGGGCCTTAAGCCCTTCCTGCTTCTGCCAATGCGCCCAGCTCACCCAGGCGTCCAGGGCATGCTCCCGCACAAAGGGGAGCAGGGGATAGCTGACCAGCCACTGAGCAGCAAAGGCTTCCTCTAGGTGGCTGGGGGCCATCCTCAGTTCAGCTTGGCGACACAGGAGGCAATGCAACCAGAGAATGGATCCACCACCCGCCCCTCAGCCGCCAGCACCATGGCCAGCAGTTCCAGCACTGCAGGAAGACTGGATGGTTCAATCCCGTTGATCGAGGCCTCTGTCATCTTCAAATCAAGCATCTCAAAGAGAACGCTGATGACCAAGGAAAAATCATCAGCGTCCAGCGTTGACGGGTCGGTGGCGAGAGTAAAAGAACCGTTGGCCCGCTTTAAGAGCAGGGATCCATCAGGCCGAAGCCCAATCGCCACAATATCCAAGGGCCCTGGCGATTGATCGGTGTCTTCGCTGTCTTCCTCCTGCTGTACTCGCAGGACCCCCAGCGACTTTTCAAGGGCATATAGAAGCTTTTCCTCAGCATCTATAAGCTTTGCCTCAGCCGCAGACTGCTTCACTGGCTGTTTCTGATCGTTGTTCATGGTGTTTTTGTGGGTTGCTGTGGAACGTTGGACTGCAGCGATAGCGGCAAGGCCTTGATCAACGGTGGCAATCTCCAGGTGACCACCGCCCCGCCGCAAGAGCATGCTTCCATCAGGCCGAAGCCCGACCGAAACAAGGTCACCTGGGAACGGCTCCTCTTTGCTCATGGTGTGCCTTCATCGGCGAAGGCCTGGCCCAGGCGCGGGCGCATCGGGATAGTCGAGAGCTCCAGCACTGTTTGATTCGGGTCGCGGCGTGAGAGGCCTTTGGCGTTTTTGTTGTAGAACCAGATGCTGGACTGCTTCGCAGGCTGCGGCGCCTTGATCACCACGTCATCGGTGACGACGATGCGGCTTTCGTGGCCCAAGAGCTTGACGTTGATTTTCAGGGTTACAGAGCCGGAGCCGCCATTGGCGAGCACTGCCTCAACGACCTTGGCCAGGCCTTCGCCCAGCTCCGTGTGGGTGGCCCCGTTGCGCTGCGAGAAGAGAAACTGCCCAAAGGGGCTGCATTCGCTGCTGGTGGGTTCACGGGGAAAAGGAAAGCGGGGTTGGCTTGAAGTGGTCAATGTTTGCCGCTGCTTGACCTTGACTGCCGGCCAGTAGGTCATGTGGAACCTGGAGACGCCGGCATCCCTCGACGGGGCCCAATCATTGGCGAGAGGCCTGTAATTACTCCCAAACGTTCCGATCAGGAGCAGGCATCACCTGGGAGGTCATGCACGAGGTTCTGCTCATCGCTGCGGCACCAGCAGGGGCGGTCAAGGGCCCCGCGCTGGTGGTGTTTGTCGTTCCATGCTCAAGTGGGGCAACTGGGATCTGATTGCTGCTGCCCTGGTGCTGGCGCGGTGCGGGTGACATCCACGGTGCGCTGTGGCTGGCCGACTGTCCGCGGAGCGGCCTGCGGCCCTGGCGGGCGCTGGGCCACCGGTGCTGGGCGCGTGGCTGGCGACGGGTTGCCTTGTGGTTGAGGCCGCCCGCCCTCGTCCCTTCTGCTGCTTTCCTCGTTGAAATCGTCATCACGATCAGCCGCAAGGCCCAGCACCATCTGCAGCGCCAGCCGGCGGGCTGTTGTAAGGCCTGCAGAGTGTGATTGCCCTGGGGAGCGATCGGATGACCCAGGGAACAGCGGCACCGGGCCCCCGCTGACGGCGCCGCCATTCGCATGGATCAGGTAAGCGGTAATCACCGGATCGCCGCTGTCGCTCAGCTCTTGCCTGGTGATCGCCGCCAGCCCAAAAGCCGCAGCAAGCTGCCCTGCCGCAATGACGGCGGCCAGGTCGGCATAGCCGTACTCGACTAGATCCCCTTTCTTGGTCCTGTAACCAGCGAAACGGTTCTCGGCCAGGTGGGGCTTTGTCGCATGCCAGGCGGCGAAGGCCTTGAAGAGCTCTACCTGCTGCTCCGGGAGCGGCTTGTAGCCAAGGAAATCCACCAGCCGCGCCTGCTGGTCATCACTGCCTGAGGGGGCGGCCTGGCTCAGGGCCATCTCTTGGACCTTGGAGTTCAGATCACCGAAGGCCTTGCGCGCACCAGCGAGCTGGGTCTGGAGGGTTTGAATCTCGGCGGCGTGACCAGCAACGGCCGCGGCCACGTTGGAGATCAGATCATCCGTGCCCTGAACGGAGCCATCTTGCTGCTGGGGCGGCTGCTGGCCGGCCTCCGGCGGCAGGGCGCCTGGGGTGTCTTGCATGTTCACAGAACTGGGGAGTGTGCCGCGGCGGCCGTCTGACCGCTTTGGTCATGGCACACTAGCACTACGATTCAGCCATATCGGTAGCAGGCCGCACCGTCTGGGGCGCTGCCGGGGCCCGGCCGGTCACCTTCGATGAAGGAGCAGCTCCAGGCTGCTGCAACCTGGAGTAGGTCAGGTACGCTCGCCATCCAGGCATCCACCAAGACAACAAAGGCCCCGCCAACAGGCGGAGCCGATGCTGCCCCTTGCGGGGCCACGGAGGCGGCCCGCTCCCCAGCGAACAACGTCTCCGTAGCGCCGCGATCCTATCGCAGGCACTGCCGGATAGAGGCCCAGTAGGGCCAGGGACCAGCAAACCTATCGCTATTCACGAATGAGCAGAGCAGAGCAGAACACGGGTGAAACCTTCCAGCTGGAGAGGCAGCGGTTTGTACTTCTACCTCTTGAACTTCTGGCCAGTTGTTCATCCAAGGCGCGAAAGCCGCTGGTCTTTGTTTATAGCTGGCTTTGGTATCACGCGGGGCAAATTGATTCGTATCCATCCGTATCTCGGCTGAGTTTGGAATGCGGGATGAGCATGGCCGACATCCGGGCAGCGATCAAGGAACTGCTGTTTGAGGGCTGGATCACGTGCAAAAAAACAACGGGCCCAAAAGGGGTGAAAACGTACCGGATCACGGCCGATTACAGCACCATAAAACGACCACGGAAGCAAAAAAAAGGCAGTTTTCCTCCCGCTGTCTCTCCAGTCCCTGACAGCGATTTGCCTATGCACCCCCTACCCATGGGTACCCCCTACCCACAGGTACCCCCCCCTACCCATGGGTACCCCCTACCCACAGGTACCCCCCCCTACCCACAGGTACCCCCTAAACGGCCTGAAAATGACCCTCCAGGCACCCCCTTGCAATCGTCTGAAGCGTATAAAACAGCTGAGACTGATGCCCTAGCCTGGAATCTCAGCGATTCAAACCCTGAAAAAAAAGTTTTCCACAGGCCTGTTTTTGAAGGCTCCTGCGCGGCCTGTTCCTCAAAAAACGGTCACCCCGCGTCAACCGCTGAAACCTGTTCCTGTAGAAGGGATCCCAGCGAAAGCCCAACACCTGAAACAGGGGGCTTGACACGTAAGATACCCTTAGAAGAATCTAGAATAGATTCTTCCTCTAACTCTTTATCTACTTCTAAGGTTACTTTCTTAAAACCATATAAGCTTGGTCATCAACAAAAACACGCTGCTAACGATTCAACGGCAGCGGCATGCGACCCCGACATAAGCAACCCAGGGCAAGTTCAGCCCGTCCCACCGCTCACCACCTTGCCGCCGCCGCAAATCGTGGTACAGTCGGCAAGCAACCTCACCGCTCCCCAGCAACATGATTCCCCACTCAGCTCCCTCCCACCCTGCGCAGAGCCGTACCGCCACCTGCTCGCCCAGTGGTGGGCCTCCCGCAGCTTCAGGCACCGAAGCCTCCAGCCTGATCAGCCTCTCGCCCAGGCCGACCTGGACGCCATCAGCCTCGCTCACGCTCACGGCGTCCTAGAGCCCTTCCTCGCACAAGCGGCCGCGGCCGGCTGGAAGTCTCTTGCCTATCGCGTCAAGATTCGCATCCAGCAGCTACAAGCAGGACCAGCAGCAGCCGCCGACTTTGATCGGCTCCGCTCCCAGTACCTCGCTGCTCCAAATCGCGTTCCTTGTCAATCTCTGCCCCGTGCGCAGAAAGAGCTCGCCCTCATCCTCAAAGAGGGCTACTCCATTGACCAGATCCTCGCCGCGCTCACCGCTGAAACGGCTGCGCAAGCCGCAAAGCTCAGCAAAGCTGAGTTCTGCCCTTCCATGCCAGACATCGCTCGATGGCTCAAGGAACGCCGCTTTGCTGCCTACATCCAGGCCCCAACCTCAGAGCCGCGCATCCTCTCCCCTGCTGACTTCACCCATGCCATAGACGAAGACGGTGAGCCCGATCCCTTCGCTTACTCCAACTACCTCGAAGCCTGCAAGCTACAGGGCCTCATCTGATGACCATCTCCCCAGCACCAGCCAGCCTCCCAGCTCACAAGCGCCGACCATCCAAAGGCCCCGGCTTCACCATTCCCAATTACGCCTGTTGGGCCTGCGAAGACACCGGCATCGTCAGCAACGGTGATGGCCTTGTCAACGATTGGTTGCCTGACTACGACATCACGCCTGATGGCGTCATCCTCCCAGGCAGTGACCCGGCCTGCATCTGCCAATGCCTCGCCGCTTACCCATCCTCTAACCAGCCAGGCCGCGGCGGATTCAGAGACTCCGCAGGGCCACGCGCTGTTGAAACCCTCAACGGCCAACGCTTTGCTGGTGTCCAGTTCCCCCAGGCCGGCGTCCAGGCCCTGCACACCGAGCGCAAGCGGCTCGGCATGGCAGGCATCAAACACACCGCTCAGGCTGCTCGCCTGGCCGCGGCCGCCATGACCACTGCCTCTATCGGCAGCATCCTCCCCCCAACACCATGATCAACCTCCCGCTCATCCCCGGAAGCGTCAGCTGGGCTCGCAAGGCCGCCTGGCTGCAGCATCCCTGGGTTCACCGCATGGAACGCGGCGAACGCCGCGCTACGGCCCTCTGGTACTGGCGCACCGCCCCCAAAATCGCCGCATCCTGGCCGGAGTTCTGGCGGTCAATCAATGCCAACAACGGTGTGGTCCCATGAAGGCTTCCACACGCTTCCCTCTCCCGCCCATCGGCACCGCCATGGTCCTCGCACCAGCCGGCGACCACCTCGATCACCTCGATATCCATCCCGTCAACGTCCAGGCACACCTCGGACGCTTCTTCATCGCGGGTGGCATCCGCTTTCACTCCGCTGACGATCGCCTCCAAGGCCCAGGGCCCGATGGATGGGCAAACTCCCACGCCGTTATCCATTGCCTGCCCCCAGGGGCCGACCTGGTGCCAACTGCAGCCATAATCTCCGCCGCCTCCTTCCAGCCGATGGCCGCGGCCATCGGACAACCAGAACCCACAGAGGCCTGGTAAATGATCCACTCCCTTCCCGCCTGGCTTCACAACCATCCCGTCATGCCAGACGGCCGCGGCTATGTGTCCACCGCTGGTGAGCCGATTCACCAAACCGCCCGGGAGATCCTGGCGACCATCCACCCGCATCACCGCCTACACGCTGAAAGGAACCTGATCGTGCTGCGCGCTTGCGTGGCCTATGCGACCAGCCGCTTTGATGCCGATCGGTCTGCTGGTGGCCTGTGGCAGCCGACAGCGGCACCATTCAGCGACCACCTGGAGGTGATCGAGCCGCTGCTTGCTCACGGGTTCTGGGATCAGCTCACCTGTCACGCGGCACCGATTCACCTGCGGCACCGCCGGCTGATGGTGGCCACCACCGCCGAGCTATTGGTCAAGTTCCGCAATGGCGGCGACCTGGGCATCGCCACCGTCCAGACGGCGCCGCGTGACCAGCTCAACCCGATCCACGTCGAGGCTGAGCTTGGTGCTGCCCTGGCCCTACTGGGTGACTCCTGGGGCTGGTTTCCGTCGAGATCATTCGTGATCTATGCCCGCCCAGGCAAGACCACGGTGGAGCTCGTTGGAGTGGATCAAGCAATCGGCCACTGGGTTGATGCGCTCGATTCCCGCCGGTGGCTCATCAAAAACCTGCAGCGCACCGAATGAACGACATGAAAGACCCCGAATGGCTGGCCAGTTTCGCTGCCAGCGCCCGCCAACAGCTCAGCAGCGTGAGCTTCGCCCTGATCGCTGCTGATGCAACGGTCCGGGTCAAGCGCCGCCGCCTCCTTCGCCGTCCCACTGTTCCCCAACCATCACCCCAATGAAACGCTTCCTCCTGCTCCCCCTCCTGCTCGCCGTTGGCGCCCTGGCTCCTGCCTCTGCGCAGAGCCTCCAGCCAAATCCTCGCTCGATGTTCGAATACGCCAAAATGGGCGCCCTATGGCATGGCGGAAACTTCGCCAAGAAGGGCAAGTTTCGGTGGGCCTGCACGACCTACAGGCATCTGCTCTTCATTGAAGAGAGTGATAATCGCAGCACTGCCAGTGATCGAGCTACCACCAAACGACTGATCAGCAAGGTGTGCCGATGACTAATCGAGTTATTCAAACACCGCCCCGCGCTGCTCTCCCCTGAGCAGTTTCAATGGTGGCTAGAAACCGCCACAATCGAAGAACTTGAATCCTTTGCAAGATCAGCATGATCCCCGAACTTTTCGCCCCATTCGCCGCCACCGCAGTTATCACGCTGGCCGTCACCGAGACGGTCATCAAACCCATCTCAACCCGCCTGTTCAGGCGTTATGCCCCAGCCACGCTCGCCCTGTTTATGGCCAGGGCAGACGATCTGCTGTTCTGGGCAATTGAACACGACAAAACCCGCGATGAATACGAAGCAGCTTTATGCCTGTGGATGGAAGAACAAGTAGGGGATCAGTGGGGACCGCAGGATTGTGACCGCGCATTCGGCGGTGGCTACGACCCACGAATTGCCTTGGAGCATTGTTCCAGAACATAGCACCGAAAACCACACTGTTACCCAGGCTGTCCCTTATCTGCAACTCCAGACTTCTATCTACGGTGGCCGCTGGAAAGATGTTCCCATTGTCGAGCCTGAAGATGAAGAGGCGAGCTAATGACAACCAAACTTCTAAACGATTTAGCCAAGTGCGCAGTGCGCCGCGCCCATCTTTACGCTTACTCCCCTCGTTTCTGGCGTGAGGGCGCTGCTGCTTCCATTCTGTACGGCTTTTCTTGGCCTAAGGCTGAATTGCGGGGTATAGAAGAGTGACAGGGCAAGATGGTGTTGCCTGTCAGGCGAATGACACCTATTCCGCAACCCTCGAACACTCCACCAAACAAAAATCATGACCGACATCGACCTATCAAATTTTGTTAACCAAGATGTTTGTGTTGAGCAACGTTCCAAGCGGCCCAACGCATGAGTTCACCGATCCATAGCGAGGAACGAGCGGAGGATTCGGTGCAACGCCTTGTTCTGTCCGATTCGGTGGAACTGTGGCTGGGCGATTGTCGGGAGATTGCGCCGAATCTTTCTGGCGTAGATTTACTGGTTGCAGATCCGCCCTATGGGATGGGGAAAAAGGGAATCATGCACGATGACATCTATGGGAAAAAGCTGGACGCCTTCCTCATGGAATGCTGGGGGGCTTGCCGTCCCTCTCTCAAGGACAACGCAAGTGCCTACATCTGGGGGCAATCGGAGGACTTGTGGCGGCTGTGGTATCGCGGGGGGCTGAACGACTCGGAAAGACTGACAATGCGAAATGAAATCGTGTGGAACAAGGGCAGCGCGCAAGGAATGGGTTCCGATCAACACCGGAGGTTTCCCACAGCAACGGAGCGCTGTCTGTTCTTCATGCTCGGAGAGCAGGGGTTCAACAACAACGCCGACAACTATTGGGAAGGGTGGGCACCGCTTCAATTATATTTGAAAGGCGAGCGTGATGCGATGGGATGGACAAGCGTTGAACTGAAACGGTTAGCGGGTCACTCGGCGAGCGGGCACGACCACTGGACGGGATTGTCGCAATGGATGTTCCCCACCCGTGAAACTTACGACGCATGGAAAGCGGCAGCAAGCGGCCAAGCATTCAAGCGGGAGCACGACGACCTGAAGCGGGAGCATGACGACCTGAAGCGGGAGCATGACGACCTGAAGCGGGAGTTCTACGCCACCCGCGCACACTTCGACAACGGACACCAGAACATGACCGATGTCTGGACGTATCCGAGAGTGAACGGCAAGGAGCGCCACGGCCACGAATCACCCAAGCCGGTCGCGATGATGGCGCGAGCAGTGAAGACTAGCTGCCCCGAAGGTGGGCTCGTTCTCGACCCATTCATGGGGACGGCTCCCACCGCTATCGCGTGCATCCGAACAGGTCGCCGATTCATAGGGATAGAAAAAGACCCCGACCACTTCGAGACGGCGCGGAAGCGGATCGAGGCGGAACTCGCTCAGGGCGATCTATTTCTTAGACAGACGGACACCCTTAGCAATGCCCCCCACGCCCAACCTCAGCCCTCATTTCCCAGCGAGCTGGCCTGATCCCGCCATGTTCTGGCCTGCCCTACAGTTGCTGGAGTCAACCACCCCGCGCCCAGCGCCGCCGTTCCTGTCCAACAGAGGGGAGGCATGGTTCTGGAATGATGACTCGGATTGCTGGGAGTTGCTTCGATGGAGGGATCTTGGCGGCCCTGGGATTGCTGACTACAGATATTGGCTGCCGTTTTACATGATTCCACAGGTTCCATGACCACGCCTGACCTGCGCCAACTCAAGGCCATCCCGGAATCGCCCTACAAGGAAGCCCTGGCCGCTGCTCTAGGTGTCGAGTTGCCTCCCGAGGGTGTTAGCTCGATATGGACCATCACTCCCTGCCCTGGGGCTCTCTCTGTTCAATTCGTATCAGCCGGGAAAGGTGGCGGCCCCGATACCTGGGTGGTTTTCGCCACTGACGACTATCCGCACCGGTCTGGCGTCTACACCGATGGGTCTGCTGCTCTCGCAGCTGCCAGCCCCCAGGGCGCCGGCATCGCTGCTGGTCAGTCTCTGCGCCGTTTTATGCGCTTTTGGGGCTGGTTACCGGAGAAGGAGCGCCAGCTGTGAAGCACTGCCACAGCTGCGGCATCCCCACCCGTGCGCATGGGCTTCTGTGTCGGCACTGCAGCAAGCAAACGCCTGAAGCGATCCTGGCCAGGGAGCAGAAGCGCAGAGAGAACGCCCCCACCAGCTGCCCGGCTTGCATCCATTGGACGGCGCCCGCTGGCTGCTACTTCGAGTTCCCCGAGGCCGGCGGCCGGTTTTACCATTGTTCGGCCTTCAAGCGCCAAGGCCCGGATGGCTAAGCGGCAAGTGGTCAACTGGAAAGAGTCCTCTCTCACCGGGGCGCTGGTCGCGCTCCATGACAGCTGGATCAACAAGGTCGGGCCTGAAGAGCTGGAGGCGGATTTTCCCGCCGCCGGTTGGATCCCAATAGAGGGAGCGAATGAAGAACGTACTGATGAGTCGCCACTGGTGATCTGAGGCCTGCTCCCAGGCCCCCCACTGGCTGAACGTGGCGACCCAGTTTTGCCGCTCGAGGTTCGGGAGCTCACCCAGCTGATCCATCGCCAGCTGGTTTCTGACGGCCATCAAGGGGTACTTCATCCTGCGCATCCCTACCGCCTGAAGACGTTGCCCGATGTTTACATAATCACCAAGCAGTTTTAGCCATTCCTGTTGCCGTGCCAGTTGTATCGGGTTGCGGTGCTCGCAAAGCCGTGCAAGCTGAGGCAGCCGGCTTTGCATGGCCTGAAAGAGGGTTCGTTTTATCATCAGTTCGTGGACCTTATATTTTGGGCTATAGCATTTCCTGCAATGCCACCCGGGCCCAGTATTGCAATCGGTTCTTTTCAGTCGGGTTCGGCAATCCCCGCAGCGAATGAGCCCATCAAACGTGTGCTGCTTTCCCCCGAACAGTTCGTTGCAACCCTTGCCGGCATTGATCAATCGTTGGCCAGCGGCCCAGTCAACTTCATCAATTAGCCGCGCTTCTGTTTCCTGGTGACCCTTGCCACGCAGCGCAGGATTCTCCCAGAATCGCTGGAGGGTGATGCGATAACAGCCCATCCGCCGCGCAGTTGTCGCCCAGAGAAACCCGGTGTCAAAGAGACTCTCGATCCACGTCTTCGCTATTTCCCAGTTGTCTGGGTGTTTTTTCAGTATCCCGTCAGAGACGCAAAAGCCAAAAGGGCGTGTCTTGACCGCTTCCAAAATTGAATTGTCCGCTGTTGAGTGAGTAACATCATGCCAGCAGGTTCCCTTCAATGAGTAGCAAGCGTCCCGCCACTTTGCCGCCGTTGCCACCCACGACGATGACAACCCTGGCAGCGCTGCTGCCGGATAGGAAGAACGCCCGGCGTCGAACGCAACGGTCCACAGGGATGATCGAGCGTTCTCTCTCTGAGTTCGGCGCGGCCCGGTCTGTGGTGATTGATGAGCACGGGACCCTCTTGGCCGGGAACGGCACCGCCGAGGCGGCCGCATCGATCGGGATTGAGCGGGTGCTCATTGTTCCGGTAGATGGCAACACGCTGGTGGCGGTCCAGCGTTCTGATCTAAATCCCGAACAGAAGGCCGAGTATGGCGTTGCTGACAACCGTTCGTCAGACACCTCAGGATTCAGCGGGGAAGCTCTCAACACCCTGCTGGAAGAGCACTCTGGCCTCGATCTCAGTCCTTACTTCACCGATGATGAGTTCAAAGCGCTGATCAGCGACCTGGACCCACCTCCAGGCGATAAAGGGGGAGGGGAAGGAGCCAGCGCGGGCGGCCTCGAAGTCAAGCTGAGGTTTTCAACAGAGGAAGACCTGAGGGAGTTCCAGCAGCTGATGGTGAGGCTGGCCGAGGCAATGCCAGAGGAAGAGACGACAGAGGCGCGGCTGGTTCGAGCTGCTGAATCAATGCTGGCGAGGTTGGGCCGTTGACAGCAGGCGCGGATTGGGAGAGCGGCCGGTCCTGGCGGATCACCGATAAGGAGAGAGAGCAGATCGCTGAGATGCTGCAAGCCGGGCAAGGCGCCCGAGAGATTGCCGCCGCAACCAAGCGCAGCCTTCCCACGATCTACAACCACATGAGGGACATCAGAGCCGGGCGATTGCCGACAGGCGCGGCACGGATCACCGATAAGGAGCGGAAGCAGATCGCTGAGATGCTGCAAGCCGGGCAAGGCGCCCAAGAGATTGCCGCCGCAACCAAGCGCAGCCTTCCCGCGATCTACAGGCACATCAGCGACATCAAACCCGGGCGATTGCCGACAGGCGCGGCACGGATCACCGATAAGGAGCGGAAGCAGATCGCTGAGATGCTGCAAGCCGGGCAAGGCGCCCAAGAGATTGCCGCCGCAACCAAGCGCAGCCTCTCCACGATCTACAACCACATGAGGGACATCAGAAGAGCCGGGCGATTGCCGACAGGCGCGGCATGGATCACCGATAAGGAGCGGAAGCAGATCGCTGAGATGATGCAAGCCGGGCAAGGTGCCCGAGAGATTGCCGCCGCAACCAAGCGCAGCCTTCCCACGATCTACAGGCACATCAGCGACATCAAAGCCGGCCGATCGCCGGAAGAAGCCAGGCGGCGGTGGCGGCAACGCCGGGATCTGGAGGCGGGCGGTTCCGGCTGCCTGCCGGCTGATCAGCCTGTCAATGTGCCGCTGCTGATCGAGCGCTACGCCCTGGGGGCCTCGATCGGAAGCCTGGCCAGTAGTTTGCGGATCAGCTATCACCGTGTTCGAGCATTGATCGTTGATGCCGGGGTGCCAATCCGGCGAAATGGAGCCAGGGGGCCAGGCCCTGAGAGGAAAGGACACCTGTGGACCACGGCAGAGGCCTCAGCCTGCCGCCGAATGATGGCCCAGGGCCAGCGCCAGGCAATCATCGGCATGGCGCTGGGGCGAAGTGAGGCCTCAATAGGGGCATGGCTCTACGACCAGTCGAGGCCCGGCCGGCCCGAGCGCGCCGCCACGATCTCCCGCCGCCGCCGCGGTGACCTGCTCCCTGAAGAAACGCCAGAGGTGGAGGTGATGGATCGGATCGTTGCTGGTTGGCTGGATGGCGAAAGCGTGGTGGATCTGGCGGTTCGCCATCGCCTGCCGAGCCCGATCATCTCCGGTGTGCTGCGGCAGCGTGGTCACCATTCAAAGAAAGGCCGCAACCCGGCGAAGCTGAAGAAGCAGGCCCAGCAAGCCGCCCTGGCTACCTGCGCCAAGCACCTGCCGGCCTTTGGCGGTAACGAACTGGTCCTAGCTTCACTTCAGGCGCGAGCATCAGGCCGTGGCTGAGGTCAAGGCCATCTCAAAGGCGGCTGAACGCCGCTACCAGGTTCATGCCCTTCATCGCTGGGTGGTGCGCGATGGGTACGGGCCAAAGCAGCTGATGGACGCCGCCATCAAAGGCTGGAAGTGTTCCCCCCGGGTGGCCTCTGGATTGGTTGCCGAGGCCCTTGAGCTGTCGGTGACAGCGATCAGCCACTACGACCGCATTCGGATGGCATCTGTTCAGGTTGAGCGGATGGAGGCCCTGCTGCAGCGCTCCCTCCAGCAGGGTGAGCTCCAGGTGGCCCTGGGCGTCAATCGTGAGCTCAACGCCTTGATCTTCAAAGTGGCTGAGTTTGAAGCGGCTCAAGAGGAAGCGGCGGCCGCCATTGCCCCATCACTGACAGAGGAAGAGCAGGAAGCGGCTGATCGCGCCGGGGACTTCTAGCCCATGGCATGGGATGACAATGCGTGGGCTGAATACGACGCCAAGAATCGGGCCCTGATCACCCCCTACCAGTTCCCGCATCACGGCTTGCACCGCCCGCGCAAACGGGTGCAGCCCATCTTGCGGCACCTCCCGCGCAGGCCGCTCTTCACTGGATTGATCGGATCCAATCTGTGGGACAACCTGCCGAAGCAGTGGCCGCATTTCGCGGCGCGAACAACAATTGCGTCTCAGGGGAAATACCTGCCCTTCATTCCCTGGGAGGTCCAGCTGGATCTGGTCCGAATGATTCGGAGCACCCAGAACGTTTACTGCCTGAAATCAAGGCAAACCGGCGTTTCCGAAACGGTCATCAATTACATGCTGATGATGGCCATTGAAAACCCAGCTTGGGTGGGCATCGTTTTCAGCAAGACCGGCGAGGATGCGTCAGAGCTGGCGGCCCGCATCAAAGGCCAGGCGGCCAGCCTTGGTTCCTTCTGCCCGCCCCTGCCAAAGGATTCTGCCCGCAAGCTGCAATTCCTTGGCCGTGGATCGCTTCACTTTCTGCCGCCCACTGAACGAGCGGCCAGGGGAATCCCATCGGCCTCCATGGTCCTGTTCGATGAGGGCGCCTTCATTGAGAGGCTGAGCGGGATTGAAACCGGCGCCATGCCCACCCTGAGCCTCCTGGGCCCCAGGGCGCGGGCGGTGTGGGTCAGCACCCCCAACGGCCGCAGCGGCCGCTTCCATGAGCACTGGACCACTGATCACGGCGAAATCCCGCTAGGGCCGGCCACGGTGAACGGGATTCCAACCCTGGCCCGTTCACCCGATGGTCAGTTCGGCAAGGTTGCGATCCACTGGAGCCAGCATCCAATCTTTGCCGCTGACCCTGACTACCAGGAGAAGACCAAGCGGAAGTTTCAGCTCACCCAGCAGCGCTACCAGCAAGAGTTTGAGCTCGACTTCACTGCCACCGATGCCGAGGTCTACCCGCACGAACTGATCGAGGCTGCTGAGGCCATCGGTGCCCTGGATGATCCAACCAGCGGGAACGTCTACGTGATCGGGATCGATCCCAACGGCGGCGCCGATGATGAGTTCGTGACCACGGTTCTGGACGTGACAGCCAGCCCCTGGCAGGTGGTGGCCCGGTTCAACGACTCGCGCCGCAGCAGGGATTACGGCCTGCAGCGCAGCGCCCGGCTGATTGACCAGTTCGCCCCGGAGCTGATCGTCATCGAGAAGAACGGCGTGGGTGCTGCGGTGGCCGAGAGCCTGGCCCGGCTTCGCCCTGGATACCCGATCGAAGAGGTTGCCACCAGCCGGCCGTCGAAGGTCGCTATGACCGATCGGGTGCTGCTGCTGCTGGAGCAGGGCGAGCTGGGCCTGCCGCCCAACGACATCTACGGGGAACAGATGCGAGTCTTCCGCCAGCACCCAGACGGCACCCGCGAGGCCGCCGCTGGCGCGCACGATGATGCCGTGATGTCTCTGGCCATGGCCTGCGAGGCCGGCGCCCGCACCCGGCCGATGGTGGCCGAATGGGTCAACATGACCTAGGGCCGGCCTCTCGCTTGAGCGCCTGCAGCCCCAGGGCCCGGGCCTGATCAGCAGGGCTCCGCCCGCCCGGGTTCAGCGGTTCAGCGGCCATTGTCAGGCCCCTGATAGCGGCCTTCGAGCATCTCACCCCGCAGTTCTGGGCCTTGTGACTGATCCCAGAGCACCCGCAGCGTTCGCGGTTGCCCGCGGGTCCAGCTCACGGCACCCGCGGCTCTCAGCCCTAGCAGCGCCGCCTGGACGCTTGAGGTGGCCTTCAGGCCCCGCGCCCGCTGCAGATCCCGAACGGTGGGGGCGTAATCATGCCGGCGCCCGAAGGCTCGGATCGCTTCCAGCGTTTCCGCTTGGGGCCATGTGAGAGCTTCCTCTTGGGCGTCCATCCTGCGGTTCTTTGCCTGTAAGTATGCACTCTACTGGCACACCTGCACTAGCGTCGAAAGGTGCTGAACAGGCCCAGCTGGTCGCTTTCCCTGCCCTCCAAGCGTTCTCGCAGGTTGATGAGCCCGGAACGGCTGAGGCCTTTGGCCTGCTCCAGGCCCAGCCCCATCCCTCTGGCCACCTCGGCGAAGGTTTCGCCGTCAAGGCGCCGCAGCATCACCTCTTGCTGTTGTGGCCAGGGCGCCAGGGCGCAGCTGACTGCCTGCAATTGCTGCTGTCGCCGTGTTGAGGCATTGTTTGAGCTCGCCTGAATCGCTGTCAACAGCGTGTTGCTTTCGCTTTCGTCATCATTGATCAGGACATCCAGCGAGGCCTGCCTGTGGCAGGCTGCCGCCAGGGCCAGGGTCTGGAGGTCAGCAGGCGATAGATCCATCCCCGCCATTGCCTCTACATCGGTGGCCGGCCGGCCATGCTCAAGCTGGAACCGCTCCCGCCACTGCCGCAGCTGGTGCATCCGTTCGCTTCGCTTCACCGGCACCCTGATGCCGTTGGCGGAATGGATCAACCGGATCATGCTCTGCCGGATCCAAGGCACGGCATAGGTCGAGAACTTGTAGCCGCGCATCGGGTCAAACTTTTCAACTGCTCGCGCCAGCCCGATCGAGCCCTCCTGGATCAGATCGGCGACATCCAGGGAGATGATGCCCGCGACATTGAAGGAGCGGCTGCACGTCACGACCAGCCGCATATTCCGGGCCACCATCTGCTCGCGGGACCGCAGCCCTGAACGCTTCACCCGCAACGGGGCGTCAGCTGGCGACGGTGGCCAGTCTTGCCAGGCTCGAATGGCTCGGCCATGGATCAGTTGCTCTTCAAAGGAAGGGATTGGCAAGCGCGAGTACGCCTGTAGCTGATCGTCCAGCGAGCTCACAAAGGGGAGGTCTAATCAGGCCGGCCCTACCCTACGGGGCTCGTCATCGTTGCTCAGCAATCAACAGGGGCAGCATTAACCTGAAACCACGTAGAAGGCTACAGATTGGCCATCGGATTCCTTCAGGATCAGGCGCCTGATTCCAACCGGATGGATGGGCCGCTGTTGAACGTGCTCACCGGCATGGGCACGTCCAACGACCGCAGCCAGGCCACTGGCATCCAGGGCGGCCGTGCTCTGGGCGAGGCAGAGATCAATGCGCTCTATGAGCAATCCTGGCTGCTCCGCCGGGTGGTTGAGAAGATTCCCATGCAGGGCACCCGCAGCGGCTGGGACCTAGGCCTGGGCGATGAAACCACCACCACCGAGCGCAGCAAGCTCGATGATCTGGTTAGTTGGACAGAAGAGCTGAAGCTGCCGCAGGCCGTGACCACTGCCGCCACCTACGCCCGCCTGTATGGCGGTGGTGCGCTGGTGGTGTTGGCGGATGATCGCACCCCCATCGACAAGCCGCTCAACCTCAAGCGGCTGCGCAGCATCAAGGGGTTCTACCCCATCGATCGCTGGAGGTTGTACCCGTCTGCAGGTTGGACGGGCATCGGTTCGCCTGAAAGCTATTGGTTTGAAACACAGCAGGATCGCGACCTGACGAAGGCTTCAGGCGATCCAGGCCTGGCTGATGCGTTGCAGGTCGATATTCATGCCAGCCGCATCATCCGCTTTGAGGGCCTGCCCTGCAGCTGGCGCACCATGCAGTCGCGCCAATGGTGGGGGCTGTCGGTGGTCGATCTGTGCTGGGACGTGTTCAAAAGGTTCGAGACAGGCCAGCAGAGCGCCGCGGACATCTTGCATGATTTTGATCTGGTGGTTCACACCCTCCCGAACCTGCAGCGGATTCTGGACGCGGGCGGCGAGCAGAAGCTGCGCGAACGGCTGCGAGTCAACAGCATGGCCAGGTCTGTCTATGGGGCCTACGTCCTGGGCGAGGGCGAAACCCTGGCCAACCTCAGCCGATCAGCCGCAGGCATCGCCGACATCCTCGAAGGCCTGAAGGGCGAGATCACCGGTGCCTCAGGACTGCCCCACACCATTCTGTGGGGTGAAAGCCCCAGCGGCATGGGAGCAGATGGCCGCAGCGAGCAGGCCGCGTTTGGCAATGACGTGGCTGATTGGCAGGACCGCGATCTCCGGCCGCCCCTCCGCCGAGCGTTTGAGCTGGCCATGGCCTGCTCCGATGGGCCGTGGAAGGGGAAGGATCCACCGGAGAGCTGGGCGGTGGAGTTCCGCCCCAACTACACGCCAACAGAAGATGAGCAGGCTGATTTGCGCGGCAAGGTGGCCAACGCTGATGTTCAATACATCCAGGCCGGTGTGCTGTCGACCAACGAGGTGGCGCTGGCCCGCTTCGGCAAGCCGCGTTTCAGCCTCACGACGACGTTGATCGATCGCGAGGAAGATGGCAGCCTTAAGCAGCCAGAGCCTCCGGCCGGCGCTGCTGGCGATGAATCCGAGATTGAGTTCGGCGAAAGCCTGGCCGAGCAGGAGGCCGATCCAGGCGGTGCCCCCCCTGATCCAGAGGAAGAGCCCCCCTCGAGCCGGGGTGATCAGGCTGACGCCTGCTGTGACGATTGCGAGGCCCGATCCCAGGAGCTCGCCCTTTCAATCACGGCGAACCGCCGCCGCCGCAAGCAGCGGAAGGACGCCCCGGCCATCCCCCGCGCTGACGCGGCCGGCGACGTGATCGAGCGCTGCGGGGTGAACATCCGAATTGATAGCCAGGGCCTCGGACGCATCCTTGCCCCCTATGGGCAGGAGCTGCCCCATCCGGTAGCGGTGGGCCCAGACATCAGCGGCGCCTGGGAGGTGTTTGAGCCATCGACTGGCGCCTACCTCCTGGCGATCGGCCACCAGCACGTCCGCGGCATCCGCGATTCAATCGGGCCAGGCCCCACGATCCGGCAGATCGATGGCACTGATCTGGTGGCCCTGGGGGCCCGCTGTGACGCCTATTCCTGATGGCTGATCGTTCCGTTGAACTGCTCGAGCATCTCGATCTGGAGATGCGTGGCCTGGAGGATCAGCAGCTCAAAAAGCTGCAGGGCATCTTCAACGAGGCCCTAAGCCGCACGATCCGCTCCCTGATCGACCGGCTGGAGAAGATCGACGCCCAGCCGATCTACGATCCCAAGCGCACCCCAGGCGCCTTTCAAGGGTCAACGCCTGCAGGGCCCGAGATCATCACCCCGCTGCAAAAGAACCAGGCCAGCCTCTACCTCCAGGGCCAGCTGCTGCAGGATCTGCAGGTGATCATCGGTCGCTTCCCGCAGGACAAGGCCGCCGGCCGGGCCCTGGACACTGAACTGGTGGAGCTCTTCCGCCGCGCTCACGACCTGGGCAGCGAGTACGCCATTCAGCTCAGCCAGAACATGCTGGAGCCTGCGGCCAAGCTCTCGGCCACTCACCCGCTGATCACCCAGGCCGGCCAGGTGCCGCCGCCCGCAGCGCCTGCAGCACCAATCACCCCAGGCGGCGGCTACCAGGAAGGGCAGTCATTCACCCGGCTGGTCAACATCGGCGCAACGGTCGCCGCCGCCGAGCGTGATTTCAAGAGCCTGTCGGAGAACTACCGCCGGCAGCGCGATGCAGCCACCAGTGAACGGGTGGTCGCGGCGAAGGATTACTTCTATCGGTGGTGGCGTGACTGGGGCGATGCGGTGCAGGTGGAAACAGCCACCCAGCTGGCAACGGGCCTCGATAGCAGGGCGCTGGCCCGCACCCTCAAGGCAAGGCTGCCGAACATCAATGAGGCCTTCCGTAACCGGGCCGAGACAGTGGCCCGCACCGAAACCCACATCGCGGCCGGGGAGGCCAGAGAGCGCACGTTCCGCCGGGTTGGAGCTGGCTTTGTGCGCTACATCACCACGGCAGACGATCGGGTGTGCGAATGGTGCGCTCCACGGATGGGTTGTTTATACTGGGCAGGCAGTATTAAGACGCCGATTCATCCAAATTGTCGTTGTGCATTGTCACCTATTACCCTTGAATCGCTGGTGATTCAGAATAGCTTAGCGGCCAAGGCGTCAGAGCGCTGGGAGCAGGAGCAGCAGGCCCTGGCTGCCGTCACCCGCACCAAGTATGAGCAGGCCAACAGCAGGCCATGGCGGCCAACCGGTGGAGGTGACCAGCCAAGAGGCGCGGGCGATTTCCCGCTGATGGAGAAGACCAGCCTGCCGGCCACCCAGCGGCGCCGTGGGCCCGGTGCAGCGGTGGCGAATGCTGGCGCGCAGGCATGGCCTGCAGGCGATCCGGTGTGGGCTCCTGGGCGGGGCTGGCTGGATCAGGGGGCCCGGGTGGCCTATGAAGCGATGGTCAGAGAGGTTGCTGAGATAGCGGAGTGACCACCTTGAGCGCAAGGGAATCATCTGGCAGGTGGATTTCGGCGAAACTTTTTTCAAGTTGTGCGTAACCCTTAAATCTCGCAGTTGTTTCTTCATCCATAGCTGTAGAGGGTGGTAAGGGCATGTGTGGGGAGCGGTGGCTGTTGAGGTGGCGAACCTGTAAGCCCCCCTTACAGGTTCAAGCTTCCCCAATAAAGGAAGCGGTCATTTCCTTTATTGGGGAATCGCCTTCAGGGCTTGGCAAGCTCGCGCTCAAAAGCGGCAACGCATCGGCAATCTTCGGCGTGAGCCAGCAGCAGATCGCTTTGCTCACCGGAAAATTAGGAGCGCAGCGAGTAATTTTTCCGAGTGCAGCAACTTGTTAAGTGCTTTTGGGTTTGAGAACACGAAAAATGGATTGCCCGACTTTTTTCCCAAGCTCAGCAGGGACTGCATTTCCAAGTTGGCGCATTACTTCACCCCAAGAGCCTTCAAAGTCAAAGTCATCAGGAAATGTTTGAATTCTAGCGCTTTCACGAACAGTAAAGTAACGAACACTTCCATCTTCAAAACGAATCATATTCTCGCCTCCCGGAATACCATGCCCTCCAGCCTTCAACGCCTTGGAAGGCTCGTCAATATAACTGCCTGTATGGCCGGGATAGATTTTGGCACCACCTTTAAAAACATGATGGTTAAATTCATTAGCTTTTTTAGATTCAGGGTTAGGGAGATCTGAAATGGCATCGCGAACTGTGACCCATGGCTCCAACTCCGGTTCAAACATTCCATATTTTTGCTTTAACCTTTCTACTCTATTCTCTGTTTTTTCGTCCATTTTTGAGCATTGAACTTTATGCTTTTTCCAGTATTCTTTTGTAACCCATTTACTCCAGAGCAAAGCGTCCTCGGAGTGTGTTGACTGAGGAAACGACCAGTTTGCATCAACGTCTGACCTGAAACCAACGATAAATACCCGCTCTCTTTTTTGAGGGACGCCATAGTCTGCTGCATTTACAAGACGATACAATACGTTATATTCGAGATCTGCATACTTATTCTTAGTATGGTGTTTCTCTAATCGCTCTCGATGCTTTTCCCATTCTTCATTCCTTTTCTTTTCTATCGAGGGATATTGCAATTGTAATACTATATATTCAAAATATTCGAAAAAGCTTTTTCTCAACAAGCCTTTTACATTTTCAAATACGAATGCTCTTGGTTTTTTCTCTCTAATAGCCCTAACGGCTTCTGGAAACATATCTCTGGCGTCATCGTGGCCATTCGCTTTGCCGCCAAGGGAGAAAGGCTGGCAAGGTGGCCCACCTGATATTAATTCTATTGTTTCTGGTACGCTTAAATAATCGAACTTGGTTACATCACCTTCATATACTCCAGCCCCCCGAGTAAGCAATTTATTTGCTCTTAGAGTTCGGCAAGCATCTTTGTTAAATTCAACTACTGCCTTTGGAGTAAAGCCGGCGCTGTGAAGCCCTAACGCTAACCCACCTGCACCTGCGAACAATTCAATTGAAGACATTTTAGCCATTATCTAATTAACCTTCTTAACATTGTAACTAGCGATTTCTGGAGAGCGGTGGGACGTGGCCGGGCAAGCCCCGACGGGCTGTTGGTGGTCAGTCGGTCCAACGGGCCCATTCATCGGGATCGGGGAAAGCCTCATCGTTTTCGCCAAACATGAGCACCCTGTTGTATGCAGCGATCTCGGCGGTGGTCAGGCCTTCATAGGGCTGTTTGCCCGCGGCGTAGTTGGCGTTCACTTTGTCTTTGGCGGTCATCAGCTGGGGAGCGGTGGGGCAAGTGCCAGACAAGCTCTGGCGGGCTGTTGGTGTCAGGCAAAGCGGCCGGCCACGTTCCAATCAGGGTTTGGTTCGCCAGCCCTGCGGTAGTTTTCTTCAAACAGAGCATTCAGATTGCGAGCACCCAATCCTTGATGGCTTCGACAAATAAAGATTGCGCCTTCAATTGCGTGGTTGCTCATTGAATCAAGGTTGTAATCAAGGGCGATAAAAGCTGCGGGCATGGCTGGGGAGCGGTGGGGCGCGAAGGCCTCTCGCCTTCATTCATATTGTAGCACGTTGCTAACAGCAGGGATTATTCTCTTCCGCCCATTCCGCTGCCTCTTGCTCTGTCGCAAAAGGCCCAGCCCAGGTAACGATGCTGGCTTGCTCTCCCAACGGGCCGAGCGGGTGCCTGCGGAAAAAGCTGGCGCCTTGCTTCTGGATTGCTACCGCGTCAAGACCGTCCGCCAGGTCACCCCAGAAAAGGATGGCCGCTATCCAGCCATCAGGAGCAAGGCCTACATCTTCCGCCCAGCTGGCTTTGGTCATCGCTGGAGGCCTTCGGCGGTGGACACCTGCCGGTCGAGCAGCTCCGCCAGAACAAGGTCGCCATCTTGTCTTGGTACGTTCTCCCAGCGGTGGCCTTCCATCCGCCAGAACACGATCAAGGGCATCGCGTCGCGCATCGCCAGGATGTCTTCCAGCTTCATGTCCATCGACCAGTCAGTGACTGGTATCAGCAGCCGCCAGCCCGCCACTCCCCCGACAACGTGCTTCGCCAGGGAGGGCGAGCTGCAGGCCAGTTGGATTGGCCACCCGTAGACATCAACTCGATCGGGGAAAGTGCTGCAGCGAACGCCGATGATCACGCCGGGCTTTCCCCAAGCAACGGACGCGATCAGGGGCCTCTGAGATTTCAATGGCATCACACGGTTACCGACAATTTGGAGCGGCGCTCACGCCAACGCACTTCTGACCTGTCGCCGGCTGATGCCCAGGTGCCTTGAAATGCGGCGCTGGCTCCAGCCATCACTGAACAGCAGGGCTACGATCGAAACGGCCGAGTTTTGAACTGTCAAGCCTGGCTTGACAGTTGGAACCTCTGGCCCAACTACCGAGGATTCCTCGGCAGTTGAAATCTTGAGCCCAGTTGCCCCTGTGAGCGTGTGCGGGTGTGCCCAGGCAGCCAGCCAGTCGTTCAGCCTGTGGACGGCCTCGCCCAGGCTGTAGCCGGCGACGTAGGCCACCACAGCAACGGCGGCGATAGCGCGGATGGTCGCTTCAATGCTTTGGCCCCAATCGGCCTTGATCATGTCTTTCATTTCGCTGGGGAGCGGTGGGATTTGCCGGCGGCGCCTGTAGCGCGCTCAGCGGCCACACCATAGCCCAGAAAATGCGATCCGCCAGCTGCTGCTCACGTCATTTCCCGGCGGATCAGCGGCCGCGTTGTCGTTGGCCGCGTTTGGCCCTGGCGGGCCCCCTCGCGGCGGATCGCGTCCTGCTCTGCTGCGCTCAAACGCACATAGGCCGGCCGGCGCAAGGCAAAGCCGTCTTCTGCCAGAGTCAAAGCGCCTGCCCTTTCGAGGCCTGGTAGGCGCGCACCAGCTCCCGGCCGCACAACTCGGCGGTGGCGTTGGCGGCAAGCCGGCCGAAGTCTGGGTCACGGGTGGACGAGCCCCAGAGGCTGCGCACCCCGTCAACGCCCAGCACCATGGCCCGGGAGAAGGGGACGCCGGCTCGCAGCGCTTGGCAGGTCACAATGGCCGTGTGCCAGGCAGCCGTGACGGGATCAGCCTTGCTCACCGGCATCAGGCCAATGGCGGCACCAAGGCCCAAGGCGGTGAGGTTGATCAGGATCAGGGTCGAGGTGGATGGTTTCATTTCGCTGGGGAGGGACACGGCCGAAATTGTAGCCGCTTCCATAGCTCACGTGTATCATTCGTTGGCACTTGCCTGATTCGCAATGAAACCCTCCAGCCCCGTCCTGCCTGATCTGTCGCGCCCCCAGCGGCGCATGGCCGAACCTCGCACCGCCTTCCCGCGCACCCGCCGCCGCACCCGCAGCCAGCAGCGGCCGGCCGCTTCCCCGGCCTTGCGCCAGAACTGGATTGGGATGGCGATCGTTGCCGGTTCAGCTGCTCTCACTATTGGTGGCCTGGTGGTGTTCAGCGGCATTCGCGACAGCCAGGCTTTGCGGTCGCCCGTACCCGCAGCGCTGCAGCCATAAAGGCGGGGAGGCTTAGCCTCGGAGCAGCACGTCACTTCCAGCCATGACTATCGCTGATCGGCTCCACGCGGCCACCGGACTGAAGCGCTTCCTCGCCACCGTTGGCCCAATCGAAGCCGTTCAAGCAATGGAGGATGCGATCAAGCTGCTCCGGGAAAAGCCCAAGCTCTCGGCAGCTGAAATAGTGGAAGAGCTGGAGGCGATTGCCCTGGCGCCGCCGGCCGCCCCGAAGCCGCCCGCGCCGATCGCCCCCAAGCCCCCATCCAAGGCTGTGCAACCACTGAAAGAGAAGGCGCCGGATCCTCAGCCCTAGACTGAAGGCGGCTACGGCACCTACGACGAAGAAGGCCTGGAGATCACCCCGCCGACCCGACTCAGCGGGTACTACGTGAACGTGCATGGCCGCCTTCCACCTGAGGCTGAGGCATTCCGCGTCCGCTATGGCATCGCTGGTTACTTGCTGGCTGGAGGCGTGAGCGAAGCCCTAGCGACCTATGAAAGTTCCAAGGAACAACCGAAACAGAATCACCCATCGGTTCCAAGGATGCTTAAAGCTGTGCTTGTATTTGGAAGCCGTGTAATAGCCTCTGTCTGATCGGATGCCTAGGATGTTGTCTATGTATTCTTTCTTGTATTCAAGAACGGTGTGATTGCCCCGGCGGCCATCCTCAACAATCGTGCAGTAGTGGAAGACAACATTCTTGCCGCCAAACAGTAGGTTGCGTAGGAACACTGAGAAGCGCTTGTCCGAGATAAGCCACAGAATCGTGGCTATGTAGTCTTCACAATTACCCCTTGCCGACTCTTTCCGGGTATCAAGAATGTGCCACGGATCCAAGCCTGGCCTGTCAGGCCGATACTGGAAAACCTTGTTCAGGGTGTAGGCGGCTTCCTGGAGGTGCATGGATCAGTGATCAGACGGTTCATTATCAGGTTATTGGCCCTTTCCCTGCAGCTTGATCAGCCACGGAGCGGGCCCATACTGAGTTCAAGGCAAGACAAGTCAGAGATGGATCGGCGGCAGGAGATGGTTCAGCTGGCCACCCAGCTCTTGATGGAGCAGATCAACCCGGTGCGGATTCTTTCAATGAGCGATGAGGGCGGGATCCCGTCCGGCACCTTCGAGAGCAACCGCCAGCAGTTCACCTTCAAGTTCACCCGCTCCGGCCTGGTCACGTACAAGCCCCAGCGGCAGGGATCTGCTGGCCGGGAAGACAGTGGGCTCTCTGATCGCTTGGCCCGGCTTCAGGATCGCTTGAGCTCGCTGTGAGCATGTTCTCCAGGATTGTCGCCGCAACAGTTGATCCGTTCGCTCGGCGGGCGGCCGCCACGTTCAGCGCTGAGGTGACCACCCAGGTGCGGGTCACCCTGGCGGTGGAGCTCCAGAATGCAGAGCTGCAACTGCAGCGAGCAGGCCAACGCCTGGGTGACCAGATCAGGATTGCCGCGGCCGGATCGTTGGGCCGATCGCTTGATCCATTGCGCGAAGAGCTGGCCAAGGTGTCGCGGGTAGCAGATGCCCTGGCCGTCTACGGGTTGGCGCGACCTGTGCCGCAGGAGAGTGAATCGCCGCATCAGCAGGCGGTGTTGCAGGCCCAGGCGGAGCAGGTCGAGGGCCGGCTGCTGCTGGTGGTTCCGCCTGGTGGCCAAGAGGTGGATCGATGAAGAGCTCTGACGGCCTGCGGAATCGCCTGGCGGCCGTGGAAGCGTTGCTGCCAGTCCGGGACCACCCCGGTCCCAGCCCGGCCCCTCGATGGGACCATGCCGATCAGGTGAGCTTGCTGGTGCAGCAAGTCATGGCGGAGGCCAGGCCCGGGGCGTTGGTGCTGGATTGGCAGCTGGCGCCGCGTGGCGTGGTGGCAGGGCGGATGGCTGTGGACGGCCTGCTCTACCGGTTTCGCTGCGATGCTGACGTGGTGGCGTTTCGCCCGGCGTGGGACGGGGTGAATGAGCGCAGCTGGGAGATCCGATCTGATTCGTTTCTGCAGCTTCGGGCCCCTGAACAGCGCCTGGATTTTCGTGGCGGCGCGGTGCGGGCGGGGAAGAAGTGCAGCGTTGGCTATGGCTGCGGGAACAAGTGCATCACGGTGCGGAAGGAGTGCCTGGTCAGGCCAGGCAGTGCGATCGGGAAGGGTCGCCTGAAGAGGCTGCTGGCCCTGGCTGCTGGAGGTGATAAAGCCGCGGCCGGCGCGGCCCAGCGGGTGACTGCCGGCCGTGGGTCCAAGGCGGCAGAGCTGCGTCAGGGGCGCAATGTGAAGCGGCTGGAGGCCTTGCTGCAGCGGCCTGAGATTGCCGAAATGGTGCGGACCGGCAAGGTGCCCGAGAGCAAGCCAAAAGCTGGCGCTGTGCGCGACCTGTCGCCGGATGAGATCGAGTTTGATCCTGCGCGCTTCCAATACAAGATCAAAGCGACAGCGACCACCGGGGAGGTGGGAAGCCTTTCGGGCGTGAAGAAGTGGGACCCGAACCTGGCGGGGGTGATCAGCGTCTGGCAGGACGCCGATGGGAAGACCTACGTGGTCAATGGTCACAACCGCCTGGCCCTGGCCCGCCGCCTGGGCGCCGAGGCGGTGACCGTGAGATACCTGGACGCCCCGACCGCGAAGGACGCCCGGGCGATCGGCGCCATGCAGAACATCGCCGAGGGCGCCGGCACACCAATGGACGCGGCGAAGTTTTTCCGGGATACCGGCATTCAAACGCCTGCTGACGTAGAGGCCCGTGGGTTGCCGCTTAACAGCGGCCAGGCGGATAAGGGCCTGCGGCTCAGCAAGCTGCCCGATGACGTGTTCAAGGCGGTGGTGGATGGTGATCTGAGCATCAACCGCGGGGCGATCATCGGCGGCTCTGGCCTGGAGGCAGGCAAGCAGCAGGAGATTTTCAAGATGGTCAGCAGCCGGCGGGGGATCACCGACAAGACCCTGAGCGAGCTGGTGGATCACGCCCGCATCAGCGAGCAGCAGACCCAGACCACCTTCGACCTGTTCGGTTCAAGCGAGGTGTCAAAGAGCAACCTGATCACCCGCGCCAAGCTCTCGGCAGGCCTGAAATCGAAGATCAGCCGAGAGAAGCGGCTATTTGGCACGGTCAGCAAGGCCCGATCAGCGGCCTCGTTGACGGAGAAAGCCGGGAACGTGATCAATCAGGAGGCCAGCAGCAGGGTGACCGCCGAAGCCGGGCAGGCGCTGCAGGTGTTCGAGCAACTCAAGAGCACCGCCGGCCCGATCAGCACCGCGCTGAACCGGGCAGCTGATCGGGTGGAAGCAGGAGAACCAGAGAGCGAAGTGCGCAAAGAGCTTGAATCTGACGTGTTCGCCGCGGTGGAGTTTGAGCTGGAGGCCGTTGGCCTGCGCCCGCGTAAAAGCGCCTTTGACCGGGCCGATGGCGATTCGGCCGACTATTACCGCAACAACCCAGAAGCAAGGGAGAAAAAGAATGCTCTGCAGCGAAAGATCAACCGCCGCCCAGATCGGCTTTGGACGGAGCGGCGGCGGCGCGGAATGGCTGGCCAAGGTGGCCCGGATCTGAGCCACACGGAAGATGATCGGCTGATCAAGGAAGACCCCAAAGCGAACCGGGCCCGTAATGGCCACGACGGCCGCAGCACCAAGCGGGCTGACAGCCTCCAGGAGCGGATTGATCGAGCGAAGGCAAAAGCGCCCCCTGGCCAGATGGGGCTGTTCGGTGCTGCCGGCGGCGGCAATGACATCCCCTGCGGGGCTTCGCACATCAGCCGGGCCAAGACTTGCCGGATTACGTCAGGAGCTCCGGCAGCACCGGCGCCAGCCGTGAAGGCTGAGAAGGCCGCGGCCACCACGGCCCCACCACCTTCTCCCCTGCAGCTTCCCGCTCCGCCAGCTCCAGGTTGAGATCGAGCAGGTTGCTGAGGATGTCTTCGTTGGCCTTCCAGCCATAGGCCTTCAGCACCAAAGCATCGAGCGCTTGATGGAGCTTGGCAAGCTGGCTGGCGGGTTCGTTGAAGTAGGCGTTGTAGAGGTCGGTGATGCCCCAGTTCCGCGCCACCATCACCTCGTTGCGGTAGTCGTTGAGGGCTGTCATCGCCTGGCGGATCTGCTCCACCAACTCAGGCGTGACGATCTGAGGGAAGGGGAAGGTCTCGAATATAGAGTCGTGGGTGTAGGCGATGTCGCCCTTGAGGGTGCCTTTCTGCGCGTGCATCCAGATGCGGTGTACGGAGGAAGTCAGCAGGCCCACAATATAGAAATCATAGCTGGCGAGCACGACATTCTTTTCTCCAGGCAGCCAATCCTTCTGGAATGGAATGAAAACAGCCCACTTGGAAACTCGGGGAACGGCAAAGTAACTTTTCAGTGGTTCGATAGCTGCCCGCATCGCTGGTCGTTTCTCCCCATACCGCCACCAGTTCACCCGCGTGGTTTCGCGGCGGTTCTCCATGCGCTGGGGCCTCACCAGGTCTTTCACTTGCCGAAAGGGCTCGGCATAGGCTTCCGCCACTTCCAGTGTGAGATCGTTGAAGTCGATGATCCAGCGGTCGGGCTGCCCCAAAGGACGCTTCGCCAGGTTGGTGCCCATCGAGAACGGCTTGACCACCTCGGCGTTCCTTGGATCAGCAGCCAACCACTCCGCCGCTGTCGCAGGGTCAACGTTGAAACCCTTGCCCACCGGAATCACCCCCTGAAAGCAATAGCCCTTGTTTGCCACCAAGGCACTGGCTTCACTCACATCCACGGTTGAGCGCAAACTGGTGTTGATGGTGGAAACATCCTCTCCATCCAGCCGGTAACTACCCGCAGCATCGCGGCTCCAGTTCACGATGCTCACGTGCACGTGGGCCTCCCCGGACCACGGCTGGGTTGAGATCGCCGCATGGATGTGACCGCCGTTGTCGCGGATGTAGTCGAGGGAGGCCCGGCGGCTCTTGCCATGGCGAATCGAGTTGGTGGCTACCAGCCCAGCCCGGCCGTCGGGCTGGAGGTTGTCGTGGGCCAGCCGGAACCAGTAGGTGCAGAAGTCCACGCTGTCGTGCACCTCGGGGAACCGCTGAAAGACCCGCTCGACGTACTCATCCCCGAGGTTGAGCCGCATGTGTTTCCCACCCAAGAACGGCGGGTTCCCCACATATGCATCGGCCTCCGGCCAGGGGATGAACAACGCATCTGCGACCCTGATGTTTGCGTCGAGGTTGTCGAGGGGTAGATCCCGTTCTGTAAGCCCCAGGCGATCGTTGGCCACCTTGCGGGCAATCATCAGCGTCACCCGTGCCAGCTCCACCGCGAACGGGCTGGTGTCCATGCCGAAGAACTGCAGCGGCGTCACCAGGCCCATCACTGCCTGATCTTTCTTCGCATCTGAACGGCGAAGAGCTGAGATGCGCAGCAGGATCGCCACCTCAAGATCCTTCACGGCGTTGTAGCCCATGTAGAGAAAGTTTCCAGAGCCGCAGGCCGGATCACAGATCCGGTACTGAGTCAACGCCTGCCGAAGGCCCTCCAGTTCAGCGATACTGCTGGCCTTGGCGATCCGCTCCTCCCAGGGCTCCACGATCGTGGGCCGGATGATCTGCAGCATGTCCACTTCGCTGGTGAAGTGCTGGCCATGGGCGTGGCGGGTTACTTCATCACTGCTGGCCTCAAAGATGTTCCCGAAGATGCTGGGCCGCACCCGTTGCCAGTTCTCCTGAGCGCTGGCGCTGAGCAGATCCAGCTCATCGGAGAGCAGCTCAAGCCGAGGGATATGGGCGAAGAGACCGCCGTTGAAGTAAGGCGTCCCACGGAACTGTCCGCCGGATGTGATGCCGGGGGTGTTCATCTCTCCGAACAGGCTGCCCAGCACGTCGTAACTGCTCTGCCCTCCCTGGCAGGCGCCCAGGGCCTCGGTGAACTGCAGGTTCGGGAGCATGCCCCGATCTTCCGCAAACAGACTGAGGACGCACTGGAGCACGAACCGCTGGGCCTCCAAGGCCGTGAAATCGCCGCTCTTCTCGCCCCGCTTGCGCAACCGACCGAACAGCTCCCCCATGCTCCGGGCCTGAGCTTCAGTTACCTCGATCTGGTTGAGGCCGAAGTGGACCGGCTGCTCAGTCTTGCTGAGGAAGGCCAGAGACGACGATTGGCTAGCCAGATCCTCCACCCGCAGCTTGACCAGGGGCTCATCCACCAGCTGGTTGAAGTCGTAAACCCACAGCTCATCGAAGTTGCTAAGCACCGAATAGTCCGGCTTGGGTGCGAGGTAGATCCAGTAGCGCTGCAGTTGCGGGAAGTGGGGCTCCAGAGCTTTGCCCCGGCTCTTCATCTCGATCAGAACCGTGGCCCGTGTTCCCTCGATCAGGGCGTCCGCCTTGCCCATGCCACCGGCCAGGCTGCCCTTGGGAATCTTGCGCTCGAAAGTGGTGCCCGCCTCTACAGAGTCAGCCCAGCCCCATGCCTGCAGCAGCCGATTCACGTAGGTCTGGGCCTCGCTGTCCTCATCCCCACGGATCGAGGCCACCCAGTGGGCGAAGTTCTGCAGGGCCTGGGGGGTGCTCAA